TGGGGAGAATGTTAACAGCGAAACGAGTATCGCCAGTAGCGAGGATGACCAGCGTAGGATTCAGAATCCTGAAGGAGATTTAGATTTTTTTCGCTCGCCGCCGGGGAGCCGGTTTGAACAGTCTAGGACGGAATTGCCCAGCAGCGAGACGGGCGATAATGGAAGCAACTTTACCGAGGATAGACACGGGATTCAGAATCCTGAAGGAGATTTAGACTACTTTCTGGACCATTCGGGGCGGCGGCTGGAACAGTCTAGGACGGAATTGCCCAATGTTCCATCGGATAGAAATGTCTCAGATGTACAACGATGCGAGTTTCCGAATTCTGAAGGAGTTTTAGACGCCAACTTTCGCCGTTCGGGGCAGCGGTTGGATGACTCTAAATCCAGTAACAGCAATGAAGAGAACGTCGGTATTTTGGAAAGATGTGGGTTTTCGGATTCTGAAGGAGATTTAGACTACTTTCAGAGTCCTTCGAGGGGGCAGTTGGGCCAGTGTGCAACCGATGATAGTAATGAGAACGTCGGTATTTTGGAAAGATGTGGGTTTCCGAATTCTGAAGGAGTTTTAGACTACTTTCGTGATTCGAGGTCACAGTTGGTTCACGAAGCTTGTTCTACCTTGCAGGCGAACGTCTCCGCTTCCAGTTCGCGAGCAAGGATTCCGAATCCTGAAGGAATTTTAGAGGCCGACTTTCGTGATTCGGGGCAGCAGTTACTCCACAGTAGGAGTGGCTTGTCGGATAATCGAACGATCGAGAATCCTGATAGTACACGACTACCAATTTCTCGGCTTACGAATCCTGAAGGAGGTGACGCTTTAGGCGCCATCTTTCCGGAGCAGCAGTTGGTTCGATGTGGGCGAACATTGCAAGATGATGATTGCCTGTTACACCAGAACTTGGAACGGGAACGAATATTTCGCCTTCCGAATCCTGAAGGAGGTGAAGTCTTAACGGACGTTAGATTTCGTGATTCTGAGTTGCGGTTGGAACAGTCTGCCATCGAAACATCAAATACGTCACTCGATACTGATGTGCATGAGGAAGCCTTGGTTAGCGGATGTGGGCTTCCGGATTTTGAAGGAGGTGGAGTCTTAACGGACGTTGTCTTTCCGGAGCAGCAGTTGGTTCGATCGGAGTACATTCTGCAAGATGGAAATGTATTGGAAAGCCACAACACAACAAAAGAGCAAATATCTGGGCTTCCGAATTCTGAAGGAGGTGAAGTCTTAACAGACGCTGACTTTCGTGATTCGGGGCAACAGTTGGTGCAGTATGGGAACGAAATTAAGCATACGACGACGTATGTTAAAGCAGAGAATGCAGAGGAGTTATCTAGGATTCCGGATCTTGAAGGAATTTTAGATGCCAACTTTCGTTCTTCGGGGCAGCAGTTGGTTCAGTCGGGGTTTCATATATCGAGATCGACTGAATCCGGATCTTCGATACAACTTTCTGGGCTTTCGGATCCTGAAGGAGTTTTAGATGATGTTGATTTTCTGCCCGCTATTCGAGGTGCTTGTTGGTGTGATATAGGCACCCAAATAGCTGTAAGAGATTGGGATTTACTAGCTGGAGGTGATACCTGTGGCTTTAGAATTCTGAGAGAAGCTAATGAAACTTAATTCAGTGGCTTGTAGAATTTGTCAAGGATTAAGCAAAACAAAATGTATGTTTTGCGGTCAAAAACGTCCCTTGAAACGAGACCTAACGCCAATGCAACGCATCCAAATCGATGCGAGAGAGGAAGAAATCAAATGGCTTAAAGGTCTTTTTCTGAAGTTACGTAATCTTGGTATGGCTAGTACCGGATCATTTACAACTGATGAGAAAGTGAGGAAAGAGATTGGTGATTGGGGAGACTTATCTAGGGCGACAGTAACTGGTGTCGCAGGTACGTTGATTGAACTTGTCCTAGATTCAGGGATGTTGTTAACAATTGATTGTGATTACCGGGACGCTATTATCGGTCAGCGTATGACTGTAAGATTTCTGAATGGCGTTCCGAAACTTTAAGCGTAAGTCTAACGACTGGCTAATGATGCTCTCTACGCAAAAAGTTGCAGAAGATTGTATACGTCAGCTTCTTGAAGCTGACGTATTGGATAACACTTTTGGCACTATGATTAGACTTAAAAATTCTTTAGGTCTGATTGCTAAAGCCGATTCAAGTTTTTGCGAGCTTCTTTTACGTCTATCTACAGAAAGTATTAGAGAAGCTCTTCATAAAAGCGAGATCAAGATAACTAACGAAGTTATCTCGGAAAAGAATCGTATACTCAAGGCAAATGGTTTCACAATCCCAGAAGATCATTTGCCAGTTGATTTGAATAAATTTCAAAACTATTCTTGGTAAGGTGTAATTATGAAGACTGTCACGCATGTTTCTTCGGATTTCGCATACGCAAATTTCAGTGAACAGGTTAACCATCAGATTGTACAAGCCAAAAATAATGTATTCACGACTAATGCTACTGATTTGTTTTACATTTTCTTGAAAAATTTGCCATCAGATCAACAGCATTACAATTGTAAAACTTGCAAGAAATTCATCGAAAATTACGGCGGGCTTGTTACGTTAGATAAGCATGGATTGGTTAAGCCGACTGTTTGGCCTGTCAATATTGATGGATTCTTTGCTAAATCAGTTAGAAAGCTTACCGAAGAGATTAGAAACTCTCAGGTCACTGGAGTATTCTACAATACTTCCTCTATCTGGGGAACACCAAAAACAGGCGAGTGGTCGCATCTCTCTGGCCATACTAGCATGTCTGTTTATTTTGAAGAGGAAGCTAACAAGCTTCGAGCCGAACGTAAGCAAGATTACATTTTGTTGATGCGTAGTTTTGTGGACTACAAACTTGAAGTGATTCAGCAAGCTATTCGGGTACTTGAGGCGGATGTTCTTGACCGTTCAGGTAAGAACCTGGAAATGGCCAAATGGTTTCTTGAAGCTTACAAAAACAAAGGTAGTCGGGATATTGTTTGGTATACTGTCCTTAATGCTCCGGCAGGTTGGGCACATATCAAAAACACTGTGATTGGTACGTTGTTGGATGACATTAAGGGAGGTTATGATTTTGAATCCATCTCTAAGAGATGGAACAGAAAGATGCACCCACTACAGTACCAACGCCCTACAGCTCCTCCATCTGATAATCAGATCGAGGTAGCAGAAAAGCTTGTTGAGAAACTTGGCATTACAGCTTCTCTTTCTCGTGTCTTTGCCAAGATGGAGGATGTCAAAGCATGGCTTTGGCGTCCTACGGAGATGGCACCTAAGCTTGAGGTTAAAGTTTTCGATAAGTTGAAAACTAAAAGCGATAATGTTAAGCCTCTCAAGCTACCAGCCACAATCATGACTTGGTCTCTCTTTAAAGAACGGTGGCTTGCGAAAGCAACAAAAATCGAATACAAGGTAGCATCAATCGGTAATTATTACGGATTGGTTACTGCTGCTGATAAGAATAGTCCGCCAGTCCTTAAATGGGATTTTCCGGAAAATCGCAACCCTGTTTCTTGGTTCATGTTTAACGGTGGCTCTCATTGTAAGATGTGGAACTTGATGCCAGAAACTTGGGTTGAAGTGAAAGGTGTCTTCGAGAAGCCTTGCTTCTGGGATCGAGAATTTAAAGGCGAAGAACCTGGAGCTTTTTTAGTCGTTCAAGGGGCTAAGAGAGTTGAAACCCATAAAGGCGGTGGCTTGTTCCCTGAAATATTGAAGGCTGAGCTTCACGAGATTAAAAGAGTTATTGAAGCTCATAGCCAAACAACAATTATTTCTGGTCACTTGGAAAGTGACGCTAACGGTGTTCTGATTGTGAAGAATATGAATTACAGCGTTAATCCTAAGATTACGTTGGAAGACTATTCTACTATGGATTTCACTATCGACCGTTGGGAGTAGTACACTTGAGGAGAAATCCTCAAGTACAAATTAGTGGCCGACCACACGCAGACCTAGCCGTGAGTGGTCATTGCAATAGTTAAGGCCACTAAGCTTTTCGAGTAACTATTGCAACGCGATAACAAGCGTGGACATGAAAGCTGTTACTGGTCAGCTTGAAAAACCACGGCACCAGTATATTATCGAACCCACAATTTCAAATTGTGGGTTCGATTCTCTTAACTTGAATTAAAGATAATTTATTATGGCTTACTGTTATCGTTTGTATTCTAGAGATGGCGTATTCAAAAAACAAATCGAGGCAGAAGAATATACGGAAGCAAAAGAGAAATTAGCACCTGAACCATCTGATGGAATTTTTGTTGTTGAAGATGATGGTCATGAAGTTAAATGTGGTATTGATTGGATTAATGATGTGCTAGATAACGGGTAATACCCTAGCTATCGTAGCTCAATTGGCAGAGCAGTTGATTTGTAATCAACAGGTTGTGGGTTCGACTCCCACCGATAGCTTTGAAAGGAACTTTTATGCACAAATTTAAAATTATGATGTTACCTGTTGAGATCGATGTAAAAATCGTCCCCATTATTGAGTGGTTAAATTCTTACAAAAGTGTAAGAACGTTGTACTGTTGCGAAGGTCATGATGGAAGACCAGAATCTTCGTATGTTACTTTTACGGTTAACAATCAAAGATCCTTAAAATCTATTTTAAGGATCTTTGAATTGGCTAGACAAGAAGATAATCTGGAGCGAGGAATCAAAATATATGTAGACTATTTACAGCTTACCTGTATTAGATACATAGTTAGGTGGTATACGAAAGAAGATCTTGAAAACTTTAAAAAGTTCCTCACTGGTGCTCTCAAATGATTGAAAAAGCTTGGCACACTTGGGTTCAAATTCCAGCTCTTTTAGAGGAGGTTGAACGGCTTCAATTTCAACTTGACGGGTCTGGTGCTGAGATGGCTTACAAAGCATCAGATGGTATTCCTAAGAATATACACGATTACCCGAACTTACACAAAGCAATTTTAGAAGTTCAAAAGCAACGTGAGCAAGAACTTCTAAATTTGATGATCAATAAATTAAAGCCTTGTGTGATTGTTCCAGTTCACCGGGATTGGATCAAGCCAACAAGGTATCAACGTACTAAGCCAACAGTCGAGCGTTGGCATTTAGCTATACAGACAAATGTTGGGTGCCGATTTTGGCACGAAGGTATGGATAAAAGTGAAGGGATGCACTTTGCATTAGGCTACTGGTATGGTCCGGTTCCATACTGGCTACAGCACACTGTATATAATTCAGGTAAAACGGAAAGGATTCACATAGTTGTCGATCTCGACACGCCTGAACCACTTGGAAAGTATGCTGAAGATGCTTGACTTTCTTTTTTGCAGAAAGAAAAAGCCAAAAGTAGTGTTCACTTTTGGTCCCGTTGTTTGTCTTTTTCGGAGTTCCACAGTGTACCAGCTTACTGATGGGCAGAAGGTTACGGTTGGTGTTTCTTTTCAGAGTGCAGGTGGCAATCCTGCTAATGTTGACGGTGCACCATCTTGGTCGGTTTCAAATTCCGACGTTTTGGATCTTACTGTTAGCGAGAATGGTATGTCTGCCACCATCTCGGCTAAAGGTCCAGTTGGCACGAGCCAGTTGATTGTTAAAGCCGATGCAGACCTTGGTGCCGGTCTTAAGGAAATTACTGGTGTCCTCGATATTGAAGTTGTCGCCGGTGAAGCTGCAATCGTCGTGATTACTCCTGGGCAGCCTGAGCCCAAGTAATTGAAATAAATGACTGCTTATGGGCGGATTTTAAGTCTCGGTCTGCCCTTGCGTGTTGCAACCTAGGACGGGATAAGCAGTCATTTATGTGCCCCAGTAGCTCAGTGGTTAGAGCATCGGCCTTATAAGCCGGGGGTCGCTGGTTCGATTCCAGCCTGGGGTATTTAGGTGCAGTGTTCGATACCTAATCTACTGTTAGTGCCTAAGCTGTATAGGGCCTAACCAGACTCTACATCGACCACGGGTGTAGAAGGGCTGCTAAAACGAGAATAAGGGTCAGGGACGGGTGGTGCAATCCCTGACCATTTTTTGAGGTGCTTATGCTTTTACCGCTTTTTATCGATGGGCTTAATGGCTGTCCTTCTTCTTTCTTGATTATGGCTGACGCGATCGAGGAGCTTAACTCGGGAAAGCCTGAATGGGCTATCTATTATCGCCGTCTAAAAGATCTTGATACTTTACGGTTACAAACAGCTATAGATGCTGTTCTTAAATTTGGTGAGGCTAAAGAGCGTAAATTGCTTGCAAGAGCTGTTAGGGTGGCTCTTAAATGCCGTAAAGATATTTTAAGGCATCATGTAATCAGTTTCCCTTCTCTTAGTAGACGTAAATCAATCAACAAGATTGTGGGCAATATTTGTCCGGAAGGTATACGCTTACGTTACAGCTGTACACCTAAAAGGTCTATTCTCCACAATAGGCGTTTGTTGACTGGTGATAAAATAACAAGTTACTGGTTCATCAACCAGTTAAAAGCGATTTTAAATAGTAGTGTCCGGCCGGGGTGAAGACCGGATCGTCTGATTTTGCAGAAGCCCGATATTGCAAAATCCGTTTTACAAGTATCGCTGAGAAGCGATAGAGAGCTTGTAAAAGTGTAATCGAGAGAGAGAGCGGTTTGGTGTTGTTCCGTGTCTCATAAAACACCATTTTTTATACATGGTAGTTCTTGGGTGCCAATGGCAACTACGTCGCGGTACAAGCCCATACAAGGCGTAGAAGTACCAATGAACCGGGTGGCGGGTCTTAAATCAAAAGACTCAGGGCGGGTGAATCGTTTAGGGGAGATTCACCGACCATGTATTGGCTAGACGCATGGTGTAGATTATGTGCCAAAAGCTCATAATCATGAAGGTTCGATTCCTTCTCTGGCCACTGTCGCCTTTCTCTGGAGTGTTACAATGTTGTATTCACTTGTTGTTGCTTGCACTATTGGTCAACTGGTTAAAGACGATACCTATTACAGGTCGCTTCTGCCTAAGACAGAAGATGTTACTCTGAAAGAGATTCTTGAACGTAAGAATCTTGTGTTTTACACTGATACCGAAATCCCACCAGCACATCAACATTCCGGTACAGTGATCTCAACAAAACTAAACATTTCAGCTAATCGCTCTGAGCCTTTTGGTAATCCTAATCGTGAGTTCCCGTGGCTTGCAGCTGCTGGAACTCACCGATCAACTAACTTTAAAAAGTTCAATTTCCTTTCACTTCCCAGTCCGATTGTGTGCTGGGAGGAGCATATTACAGCTGTGACTGGAAGATTGACCCATAATAAAGAGATTACAGATACAATTAAAGAGCGTAATCTCCGATGGCGATTCCCGGATAAGTCTATTGTTGGTGAAGTTCTCTTGCTTCAAGAGCCTAAAGGTCGTTGGTATACATTCGATATTCGTACCCGTACTAAAGATAGCGGGGCTTGGCGAATGAATGCTTATCGACCTTTTAGCAGTTTTCAACAGATGCAAGATTGGCTTGGAGCAACAAAGATTGAATATTCTATTGAGAACCAAAAGATTAAGAGCACCCATCCAGATCAAACAGTTTTTGAATCTGATTCCGCAATCCAGACTCTCGGTAAATTGCCTAATGAAGTTGTACGAAAGATGCTCTTGAAGCCTTTTGTTTCAGCTAGGGAATCTGTATGGATACGTAATGGTAAAATCCCTGGCTTTGCTCCTACAACTAAGGAAGATTTTCATATTGTTCCTAAGGATTATACTGGTGGTTTTGTTCGTGTTAACAATGTTCAGTGTATGCGTTGTCACACGAATACTATGAAAGAAGCTGGAGATTTTGATTTTCAACGAGATTGGTATGGCCGTGTACGTGGAGATGATAATATCTTCACGTTTCACCCTTTTGAACCTTCTTCAGTTAGTATGGTCTACACTCCAGATAGCCTTCAACCATACCAATTGAATAAGAAAATGATTGCCGCAGGTATTATTATCAGGAGAAAGTGATGAATCCTATTATTCGAGACTTTTTAACTAAACATCCAAACGCCGATTTGGGTAGTTTTGCCGAAGTTTTGGTCAAATTTATTTGTCCACGCGATGTAGTTGTTGGTGGTGTTTACCGTCATTTTAAAGGAGGTCTTTATAAGGTATTAGGATTTGTTCGGCCTTCTAGTGATTGGCCTAAGATACACGTTCACTATATTGCATTAGATGACGATCAACATGAGGCAACAAGACTTCTATCCGAATTTTTAGAAGATATTCCAAATATTGGACCGAGATTTAAATATGTCGGAAGATGAAATCTTTTTCGACCGAAACCGTGGGCTTGTATTTCATACCTTAAAAATGTTTAAGGTAAGACGTTATTTGCGTTTTGATTGGGAGGATTTAGAACAAGAATGCTTTATGGCTTTGTGGATTGCGGTTAAGACTTATGACAGCAACAAAAGTTCTTTTAGTAACTACGCAATAACGATTATTAAAAGACGTATATATTCATACACTTTTACTAAGCTGTTATTGATTCGCCCGTTTTGGGATAACTGGAAAAGTTTCCATTGGATCCATAAGCATCTTTATCTTGGAGGTATTAATTTAGAGATTGAAGACACTACAATCCTTAAGCCAAATATTGTATACGAACAACTTAAAGAGTGTTTAGAGGCTGTCCCCGGCCGTGACGGGGACATTATTCGATTACGATATTTAAAGTGCTTAAATTCAAAAGCTATTGGTGAACTGTATGGATTCTCTAAACAGAGAGTCTGCCAGATTTATAAAAGAGCAGAATTAGGATTTTGCCATAAGTATATGTTAAAGAATTTTAACTGGTGTTTTTGTTCTACTTGTATAACACGTAAGTGAACAACTGTTAAATGAAACTAAATATTGACGAGTATAATGAGCCCACAACATTAGTTGTAGGTGCATTACTAGCTAATGGCTATAATGTTAGAAGTTCCACTTTCGGAATTCGAGTCTCTTATCCGATATTCTTAGGCTCTATGTCTAGATGGTCTAAAGCGTTAAGAGATAATACTCGTAATCAAAACGCAGAAACAAATATTGAAGCTTATTTAAATTACTTTAAATGTTCTGTTAAGTTAGATAGATACGGTATGATTGGTAACATACCGATAACTTTATTCCCTCCAAGGAAAGGATCTATAAGCTTCAGTGTAACAAAAGATGTTGATTGTAATCTTTTTGAGTGTTCTATAGATTTTGATACGCCTATACAGATCGAAGTCATGTTGTTGACAACTTGGCTGTCGTTAGACTTTGGATTAGCTCAAAAAGATATTGAAATCGAAGGACGCATAATAAATTATAAGCTTTGGCTTGCAGCTAAGCTTTACGAAGCTAGTGGAGATTTTGTCGGCAAGTTAGCAACTATTGATGAGGCTTTGTATTCAAGATGAGTAATGTATACCCTGTATATAAAGACGATGAAGTCGTAATCGAGCTACAAGAGTCAAGTTGTAGGCTTTGTGTAAATTTCTATATTCAACGTGAGAGAGTGCTTCTTGACGTTGATACGAAATATTTAACAACATCTGAGATGATTGACCTAGCTGTCAATATTTTAGGACCATTACACTATTTTGTTGAAAAGCCAGAGACAATTTTACCTGAGTTTGTTAAGAAGATCAGAGAGAAAGGGTTCGTGTAATGATCGGCTTACTCGATATGGATGGCGTTATTGTCGATTTTGTTCGAGGTAGTCTCGAAGTGCATAATTTGAAGATGACTACTGAAGAACTTTATAAAGACCATTACGGACAATGGGACTTTGTAAGTATTCTCGGAATGTCTGACGCAGCTTTTTGGAAGCCTATGAATGAAGAATTCTGGGCAAAGCTCGAATGGACTCATGACGGTGAAACCATTTTAAAGATGGTGGAAGCCCGTTTTGGCCAAAAGAATGTAGTCATCGTTACATCACCGTCTCAAAATTACGGATGTCATTCAGGTAAGCTTCGCTGGATGGAGCGACATTTGCCTAGACATTATAGTCGTCCCAGTGGACATATGTTCGGATCATTGAAACATCTACTTTCAAATCCTAACCATATGCTTATTGATGATCGGGATGCGAATTTAGATTCTTTTGCTAATTATAATAACGGTAAGATTTGCCATGTTCCAAGACTTTGGAACAAGCATCATGCTAATTGTAAAAAGACTGTTGAAATTATTGGGGAGAATCTGGGATTATGAGCACTATCGGCTATTTGATTCGTAATCGTTTTTATTGTATCGGCTGTGCTAATAAGATTGTTAGCGAACTTACACCTATTAAAGTTTGCAAAGAAAATTTAGGCTCGTATTCACAAACTTGTCAATTGTGCCGTACAAAGATTGCATTGGGTAAGTTTGAAACAGATCTTTACCCGCTCGTTAAAGAGGAGTTCGAGTTCGGATTCAATGATTTGCGAAATCTCGAAAGTACACTTAATCAAGCTATTATCGAAGAAGATTGGGAAAGTGCTAGAAGTGTTAGAGACGAGATTTACGAAAAATTTATTCTAGCAGTTTTGCATAAGCGATTATTTGACGTTGCCGATTGTGAACATCGGATGAAAAAAATACTAACGGTAAAATTAAAATGGTAAGTGTTTGTGCTTGGTGCAAAGTGAATATGGGGGTTAAGCCCCCATATTCGGATTCGAGTACCACTCACGGTATCTGCGTCTCTTGTGCAGATAATTTAAAATCAAATCATTTTAAGAATTCTGTTGACTTTTCCAAAAAAGTGCAGTATAATGTTGTAGGAAGTCTATCGCCTACAACACAAAACTTGATTGGATTGGAAAATGGAGATTTTTAGATGGAAATGGTTTCATCTGGCTTTGGCAGAACAGATGAAACCATTCTTTGAAGACAAGATCGGAGTTTGTAATCAGGTATGGAAACTTGCGAAAGAGAACTCAGCTTCAAGGAGCTTAGTTTTCGGGTTGGATAAATGGAAGTGGCGTAACTACGACGACCAATATTACCCGTACTTAGCAAGTAAGTTTGTTAAGAATTGTCTAAACAGCTTGGAAAATGATCTTAACAAACTGAGCAAATTTAGTGAATTTAATGGCTCTTTCTCTTTACGAAAAAGTCATAAGTTTGCAAAAAATTTGAAAGGTGCTGACTACAATAATTTTCTACACGAGAACAGCTTAATAGTAAGTCGAAAACTAAATATTCAAGAGATACAAAAACATGCTTTTACAGATCTTTCTCCGGCGGCTGAACAATATAGCGAGCTTATTAGAAGCTTAGCTTTTAGAGTTTTTGATTTATCAGATACTGTAGCTGTCAATATCTTAGCTGACGCTTTAGAAGATGAGTATTTAATGTTTGAAGCCGATCATTTTAGATCCGGCTTTCACGGTGTTAGTTGCCCGCTTATTCAACATATTTTGAAAGGTCGCATATAATGCCTGTAAGAACAATTACGTCCGTAACCTGTAAATGGAGTAATGCAGATGTTGAAGCTATGCCATTAGTTAATAATGGCTTCCAAGTTAATAAAATAACTTATTGGGATATAATGGGCGGTGCCCACTTAGAACCGGTGCAACGACATTATAAGCTTTCTCGCCTAACTGAAAAAGATAAGCGAGAAATACTTGAACTCTTAATCGAAGAGTGGAACAAGTACAGCTTGATTAAGATTAAAATCGAAAACTCTTATTTATGGGTAGTGTAAATGATTAAGAGAATTGTCATTGAGTTAGACAATGATCGTACAATCGTGCTCAACCCTAACAAAGGTGTTGATCTTGTCTATACGAATACTATTTATCCTTTAGAGTTGAAGCTGATACTAACTTTAATGGATATCTTAATTGAATACAAGGATAACTTCTCAAAATGAAACTCATTGCACAGTGCGGCATCTGTAAATGTGTGAGCAACGAAGTGCTTAGTTTGGTAGAGCTGCCTTACGGTTGGAGAGCTGTACCAATCATTTATTCAAACGGGAAACTGTACTATTGGGCTAGAAGTTGTGTTAAAGTTTTCGCCTGCCCTAAAGAGATTATCGCTGGAGATCCGAAATGGAACTAAATAAGTATCAAATCGCTATCAACGAGCATTTCGCAAATTACGCTGGTAATTCTGCTGTAATTTCAGTTGCAGGTAGCGGTAAAACGACATCAGCATTAAATGCGATTGCAAAACTTCCGGTTGGGACTTCCACGCTGCTAGGTGCTTTTAATACTAGCATTCGAGACGAATTCAAAGCTAAAGGCTTGAAGGCGGGCTTGCGTGGTGTTACATATGCGAACTTTAATGGGTTCGGTTGGGGTATTTGCTCTAGGAATCTTAAAAGTCTTCCAGAGCTAGATAAAGAAAAGACAGAGAAAGTTCTAGAATTTATCGTCTACAAGCCTAATCTTGAAGACGAAGCAGATGTTAAGCGTTTCAATACTTGGAAAGGGCCAATCAAACGCCTAGTGTCCTTATTCAAGAATTTGAATATTCACTCACCGGAAGAAGCATCGGCGAGACTTTCAGACATTATTAATTACTATAATCTGGAAACTCCACTTGAAGAAGCTTTTACTCAGTGTGCTTTGGATACATTCAAAGCTACTATCGAGCATCAAGCTCATTACGATTTTGACGATCAAAAGTATATGCCAATCCATTTTGGTTGGCCTATACCTGTTTTCGATCAAGTCGTGCTTGACGAGTTTCAAGATACTTGCCCTATCGAGTATGAGCTTATGAAAGCTGCCGCTGTTGGCGGGCAGTTTTGTGCGATCGGCGATCCAGATCAAACGATCTACGGATTCAAGGGTGCAGCCCCTGGCATCTTTAAAGACTTTCTTCAAGAGACAAATGCTAAAGAGTTACCTCTTAGTATTTGCTATCGGTGCCCAAAAGCTGTTGTCCGTGAAGCTAAGAAAATCGTTCCACGTATTGAATGGGCACCTACTGCTGCTGAAGGTGTCGTTGATGAGTTCAATAAAAACAACTTTATGAAGAGGGTCAAGCCAAAAGATTTCGCGATCTGTCGAACAACTGACGAGTTGATCTCAACACAGATCGCCTTAACAGAGATGGGTATCCCATCTAAAGTTAGAGGAAGGGAGTTTGGAACATTACTAGAGATTGTTATCAATTTTGTTTCTGAATATAAGAAAGGTATGCCTATCGATGAATTTACGACCAGATTGATTGATTACCAGATGAAACGAAGTGCTCAATTAGCTAAGCTTCGTCGCGACAGTGAAATCGTTAATCTGGAGGATCGATGTAGATCGATTCGAGCATTATCTAATAATGCCCCTGATGTCGGTACTGTGTTAAAAAACATGAAAAACATTTTTAGTGATACACCTCATGACGGTGTGGATCTTATGACTATCCACAAGTCTAAAGGATTGCAAGCTACTAATGTTTGGATTCTGCGACCAGATCTTCTCCCTCATCCACGTTCTTCTGAGCGTCAATGGATGTTGGAAGAAGAGAATCGCTTGAAGTATGTGGCAGTAACTCGTTCAATGGAATTTCTTGGTTGGGTTAAATAATGAATCACATTTACACTTGTCTTCCGGCGACCGATCTTCCTGGCTTCAGTGTTATTGTGGCTAAGGAATCTGATCGGATACCACTGGCTGCTTTCAAGGACGGTAAGGATGCTTCTGAGTGGTGTGATAAGCTAAATTCTGCAACTCAAAAGGCTGATGTTACATTGACTCAAAAAGCCGATGTGACAGTAGTTAGGAAATAGAAAAGGGCCTGTTCCTTGGAGTAACGACCTAATCAGAAAACTCACGCTCCGTAGGTGAAGCGGGGCACCGTACACAGGTCATCGATAAGGGCCTGTTCCTTGGAGGATTGAGGTGGCGTTGAGAACGACCATCTTCCAGAGTAACGCCTGGTGCTGCTAACCTTCCTCCTCACGCTCCGTAGGTGAAGCGGGGCACCGTACACAGGTCATCGATAAGGGCCTGTTCCTTGGAGGATTGAGGGAGTAACGACCCAATGTGTAAGCTTTCCTCCTCACACTCCGTAGGTGAAGCGGGGCTTGCGCTACTGGGTCATGCGTTAGATAGACCTACCCGTATTGGAACGCGAGGGCAAAGTGTTCCCGAACGCCAGCGATCGACAAACGCTGAGGAAAGCCCCTCGTAGGCTTGGCACTTCGGAGAGACGATGTACGATATCAAAGATAACGACTCTAAAGAATTTCCGTATAAAGTTGTATATAAAGTCACTCAAACAGTTTGTCTATGTGCAAAAGCATGTGAAGCTAATAAAATCAAAAATGCCCTAAATTCTAGGGAACAGTATTTTGCAGAATTAGCTGAGAAGCTTTTAAATAACGCTTTTTTAGAGACGTGGAATAAAGAAACAGATTTCATGTCTGAGAGCGATAAGAAAAGTGTTTGGATTAAGGCGTATAGGCTTTTAACTGGTATAGAATTCTTTGAAGGTTGATTTTATGTTGACTGTTGAAGAACGTGCGTATAACTTTGAAACGATGCGTCATATTGAACGTGTTCGTAACCTGCTCAATACTGTAATTGTTGAGCTTCTAAAACGAGCTGAGAAACACGATCAATCAAAACTTGATGAGCCAGAAGTTACTATTCTTAGTAAGGCTCAACCGTTAAAGGATATTGTTTACAATAGTCCTGAATACAAAGAAAGTCTAGCTTTTGTGGACAAGGCTTTAGAGCACCATTATGCCAAGAATCGGCACCATCCACAACATTTCAAAGAAGGTATTAATGATATGACATTGATTGATCTTGTCGAAATGCTTGTGGATTGGAAGGCTAGTGGTGAACGTCATTCCGGCGGTAATTTGCTTAAGAGTATCTCAATCAACCGAGAACGTTTTGGCATAAGCGATCAACTTGCCCGTATTTTTAATAATACGGCTCATTTTTTGGACGGGATAGAATGATTGTTTTTGATGGTAATAAAATCCTATTGGGTAATATCGATGAGCGTATTACCCAATGGGAAGTTTGGTTCAATACACCTTGGGGTCTTTTTAAATCTATACACGAAGCTGTGGAGTTTTGCAAAAATAACGAAGTAGATCCTGAGATGGCTATAGTACCTTGTCCTGTCGCCATCACTAACTCAATTTACGAGGCGTATATCCGTGGATGATATTTATCTAGGTAAAAGCGAAAATATCCGAAAATGGCTGGATAAGCCATTGTCTACGTTTTCAGATCATGAGGTGTCTTTACTGTTACTTGGATTACAAAAGCTTGCAGAGTATAGACGTCAAGCTGCTCTTTGGGTCTACCATGAAATGCAGGCAGACGCTATACCTCATTTTAGGCATTTCTTGAAAAGCTGTAAAGAATTGACTAAGTCTCAAACATGGAAAGACTTTGTCGATCCGGAATTTTTCACTTTGATTGAGGAAGCTAAAGAGCGAAATATCCGTTGGAATACAAATTTCACTCTTGCTGAAGAGATCGATATTAGTCTTCGTGGGTCGTTTGAACGTGAAATTGCTGGATCTTTAAAAGATGCGATCCAGGCTCACGGGCCAATAACTGCACAGAACGTGTGTTCAGCAGCTAAGAGAGTTATTGGTTCTATCAAGAATTTCAACAGGAAAACGCGTAATGCCAGTAAAAATGTCAGATTTTGATTACTGGGTTGTTCGTGGATTTGGAGGGCTGATTCATATTATTGAAGCGAGATTGGCGTTGCCTTTTGGTCTGAGTGCCAGGTCAAGAGATTTGCTTCAATTGTATATAAAACAGTTAAGCGATCTTAACGATACAATTCAAAATCAACCAGTACCGGAGAAAGATCCAAAAGGAACTACAACTCTTGCTACAATTGACAATTGGTTCGTTAGAGGTTTTACTGCTATGGATAATTTCATAAGAAGGAGGTCTGAAGAAAATGAAACTCGAATGAGTGATTATGTTTTAGATTCTATACAAGCTCATGTGGATGCTCTTCAAAAAGTTATCGATACTGAGAAAGGTAAGTCAAAGTGAGGATAGCTGCCATTGCATTAGCCTTATTACTAAGTGAAAATCAAACTAAGAATCAAACTAAGAATCAAGTTTTAACATGCACGCCTCTTAAGAACCAACCAAAGGTAGGTAGAAATCAAAAATGTCCTTGTCGTTCCGGCTTAAAGTTCAAAGAATGTCATTTAAAGAATCCATTTAAGCCGTATTTTGAATGTTTCAGCAAGTTCACAGAAAAGGATTTTAATAGATTGTGTACTTAAGAGATTTTCTAGACACTGTACCTGGATTTTCCTTCTGTCTAGAACTGATACGTCCCACAGAAACTAAAAATCTGGATATATTTGTTAAAGTGATCTTAGATCAATTTTATCCAGATCTATTTTCACCGCTTGAAAAAGCTAGGATACAACAATATGTACAACATTTTAAGAAAACTTAACGGTCTTTACGAGTGTTCTGCCCGCACTCAAGACTCGACCGAGTATTGGGAGTGTTTAGAAGAACGTGAAGCTTATAGCTCTTTGATTAAATTCGCCAGAATAACAAATGGAGTGCTTATCAATAAAACACAAATCACTTTATTAAAAGAGGCGGAGTACAATATTACAAAATACAATATAACTAAAGAAGAATGTGAACTGTTAGTAAAAATCCGTGAAGGTGATGTTTTTGTTGTTAAAGGTACACCTCCTTGGGGAACGTCAGATATTTATGAAATTTGAAATTAATGTCACTAAAGAAGATTTGGCTACGAAAAAGCCGCTATTAACAGCCATCAAAAGACTTTTTCCAACTGCACATAACATTACACAGGGCGAATATCACGATCTAGATTGCACTGATAGTTATGCAGCTATCGATATTTTTAGTTATGCTGGTTTTATTTCAATATATAAAGCCGCACTATTTAAAATTAACTATTCCTTACACTATTGAGGTTGAGATCTAATGAGTATTTTAAAGTATATTCAAAAATTGCCTAAAGGCTATGTTACAATGGCTGGACTTTTAGCTGAAAAAGATCTAGTAAACATCAAAAGAACTGGCGATGCCGATGCTGAAGTCTTCTACAAAATACCTAAACATTTAGTTCAAAAGGTTGTACCGTATCCATTAGATAAAAACAATAACGCTATTGATGCTTTTTTAGACGCCGAGCTTTTTGGTCGCGGAATCAAAGTCTTCCGTCCAACTGCTATGCAAGCTTTAATGTCGTTACATACGACATTAAATATTGAGTTTGACGATTACAATCAACCTTTTCCAACAGTTGTGATTGAGCTTCCTGAGGAAGCTTCAAAACAGCTTGTATTATCTAACGGTAACACAGTTGATACTGTTATTTTGCAACATTTCAAAGAGGAGAGGTTGATATTCTTTAATGCTATTGATAGCGAGTCTGATAAAATCAATAGTGTATGGCTTCCTAGAGACGGTCAAACACTTGAAGATTATATTGTAGAACGCTTAGAGGGTAATTTTGAACTCTTAGGTGAGGCTTTTGTTAAAGCTGTCAAAATTGCTTTAAATTATTGTCTACTTCTTGATGAGTTTGGGACTAAAAGAGTTGGTCCTCAAAATCCATCACATTATGATCGTCTTCAGCGACGGTCAAAAAAGAAGACAGGTCATGAAAAAGATGCAGAGCTTGAACTCAAAATGCATCCGATTGTTTACACAATCGATCAAACCCCGGTATTGTACACGAGAAAGGTTGTAACAGATAAAGAAGCTAAAGATACTGGTGAACAGGTTCATCCACATCTTCGACGTGGACACTACTGTAATCAGCCATATGGTCCTAATGGATCACTTCGCAAACGTATTCGACGACCGCCAGTGTTCGTTAATAGTCATTTGTTCCTTGGCAATATGACAGATGTAAAGGTAACGTATAAATGTACGTAGCTTGTGTCACAAATCTTGATCTGTTATCTTGTGAAATCTGGCCGGATGAATTGCCGGCTCTACCTCATGTAGGCGATCTTATCGAATCAAGTTATACTTGGTCAAAAGGTCGTAGACTAGAACTTGCAGTTTGTAGGATAGTTTGGAAGGAATCTATTGTATTGAAGCAACCAAACGGAAAAAAGATTTGGTATCCTAAAATCGAATTAACTGTACCTACAAGATTTGAAAATCTGACCCATTTTTACACATGGTACGGTGAGATAACCGAGAAAGGAAAAAGTTATTTCATATGAAAGTAGTTTGTCAAATCTTCTTAAGCTTGAGTCAGCATGAAATATGGCCTAAAACTTTACCAATTCTGCCCAGGATTGGCGATTTTATTCAGTCTGCCCAGTTCTGGAGTGGAGATCGAGTCGAGTTAAGAGTTACAAAAGTAACCTGGTCGTTTCTCCATAATGAATGGGTGCCTGTTATTACTTTGGATTTGCCAGAAGGTAAAACAAAAGAAGAATTTTATGTCTGGTATAACAATATTATCGATAGATGATTGGATGGTCGCTTTAGATTTTTTGAAAGATCAAGGCGAACTACCACCTATAAGAAAACCTGTGTATGTTAAAAACATACCATCTAAAGTGAGACTTTTATTAAGGAAACATTTACCGCATCTTAGAAATGTCCCAGTCATATTAGAGAAACGTCGAATTGTTCCTTTAGATATTTTTGATCGTGAGACTGTAAAAACGATTTTACAATTTCTAGGTCTTAAATGTTGCGATCATTATAAAGAAGCCCGTAAAGCTGGTTGTAGAAAGTGTTTACCATCAGCTAATGATCGTGCGGTAGGTATTAAAACTCGTTGGATACCTTGTCCAAACTGTGATGGAGAATAGTATGCGTATAATGTTGACTCTCTCAGAGGCTGAAATCAAAGAAGCTTGTGAAAAGCATGTTAGAGACTTAGGCTTTAAGCTTTTAAATGTTAAATTCGCAAGTGAAGATGAACCAGATGTAGAAATAACTTCTTTTTTCGCGGATATTACAGTAGAGACTTTACGAACTTAAGTATGTACTACATTTTTAGGATGCTTAAAAATACTGTAAAAATGACATTGCAAACCGCACCTACTTTAGAAGAGGCTATAAATTTTTGTGAATACTTGAATAGAGCTGATGGTGTTTTAGGCAGATATTTTCCAATCCACCGAGACGAGCTTCACTTATTTGGGGTAACATGGCAAAACGCGAATTCTTAATGCTTGCACATCCACGTAAAGGTAACGAGCCTATTGGTTCATGGATGTGGTCTGAAAAGCTTGACGGTTGTCGTGCTTTTTGGGACGGTGGTATAACTCGTGGTCTATTGACTACCGATGTGCCGTTCGCAAACACTGAAAAAGACGGTCGTTATGTGACGGCACCAAAAGCTACCGGACTTTGGAGTAGGTACGGTAAGCCTATTCAAGCCCCTGATTGGTGGCTTGATAAAATGCCAAATTTCTTTCTCGATGGCGAGTTGTATATTGGACGTAATTCTTTTCAAGAATTGATTTCCACGGTCAAGAAACTAACTCCTGATAGTGGATGGTCTAACGTCTATTATATGGCTTTTGATAGCCCGCCATCACACGTTATCTTTTCTAATGGCGAGATTGACAATACAAACTTTAGAAAGAGTTTTGTAAATGTCTTGTCAAAACTTGGATGGCTGCCCACAATCAAGCCAGCAAGATGGGAATTTAAATACGTCTACGAATGGCTTCGAGAACGTGGAGAAAGAAACGAAGTTTTTAACGTTCACAAGCAGCACACTCTACACCATAGAGGAGCAGAGGCTGAGGAGGAACTTTCCAGACAACTTGACCTTATCACCCAATCAGGTGCTGAGGGTATTATGGTGCGTAACCCTATGAGTTTGTGGGCACCACAAAGATCAAGAACATTATTGAAAATCAAGACATTACTCGATGCTGAAGCTGTAGTAACTGGCTACACTTGGGGTCGTGAGACCGATAAAGGTAGCAAATTACTTGGTAAGATGGGTGCCTTGATTTGTAAGTTCAAAGGGCACACTTTTGAACTTTCTGGATTCACTGACGATGAACGTGTTATGAGTGTCGTAGGTATAAATCCGGCAGATAATGCTTTTGAATATGGTTGTTCGCATCCAGGTGAAATTATACCTGAGACGTTTTACAATCCTAAATTCCCTCGAGGATCTATTATCACTTTCAAGTATCGCGAGCTAACGGATTCTGGTATTCCTAAAGAAGCTCGCTACTGGAGAAAGTATGAGTCCTGACGATTATATAGGCATTTTAGCAGAACTTACTAAAATGATTCCTAATATCGAAGATATTGGTTATGATGAACAATATCGTCATTGCTATAACATATACAATGCTCTTGATGATTGGCGTAACTATACTTTAGAGGAGTATGTTGACGCTATCACTTTCACGAAGCATTGGTATTGGAGAAAAAAATTATGAGCCTCGACAGATTCGTGCAACTCCATCAAACGATTGAAATACTTTATACTGTAGATGGTTGGATGGCTCAGTATTACATCTTTGACGGTAATACTCTTGAGCGTGAAGTCGAAGGCGATACTATTGAAGAAGCTCTAATAAAGCTAGAGAAAAGTCTTTTAGAAAATCCGCCAAAAGTAGGCGGTCCTAGAATGTATAAGTGTATCGCCTGTCGCGACGAAGGTCAGTGGTATTCGCCCGATAATGGTCAAGTTGTTACCTGTTCCTGTAGAAAGGGAAAGTGATGTTTCGATTTGTTTTGCTCGCATTGCTTTTGGTTATCCAGCCTCTGTTTGGGCAGACAGCACAAGACGCATTTAATGCGAAAATTCTTGCCCTCCAAGAACAGGCTGCTGCAATTGAGGTCTATGACGAGGGTGTCGATGCTTACGAGGGTCTCGACATCGAGTACAATACGGTATACGCATCATACCTTGCGTACCAAGGTAATATTCCTCTTGAGGATCTTGAGGAGTATTTGAACGATGCTTACAATCTAATGGATCTTGCGTATAATGCACTAGGAGAAGCTAACGAATCCTATAATTCAGGATTGGCTAATCTTAATGCTGCAAGTTTGGCCTACGATGAAAGTCGTTGGGCAGATTGCTGTAATCAATGTCTTTATGCTGCTGGTTGGTGGACTAGCGATGATGAAGATAGTGTAACCTATCTTGTTGATGGTGCTCAAGATTTAATGCTTGAAGCACACGGCATTTTGACCGCTCTTAGTATGCTGCTAATGATGTAGCATGGTATAGATTTGCATGAGTGTGGATCTTTGATACCGTAAGGTTATGCTTAGATCTTCGGACTAAATGTGAATACGAGCAAGATCCCTGGTTGCAAAGCCGTAACTGATACGCTGGGGACCGTGGGTTCAAATCCCGCAATCTATAATGGAGATAGAATATGCCTAATTGGCTACCTAAAAACGTTCTAGAATCTATTGAAAATCTTGATCTGTTCTGCTTAGCTCTTGTGAAAGAGTTACCAAATTCAAAAGAGCTAGAACTTGCTGAACTTTTTATAGATGGTAAAATTCAAAAGAAACGCATAGAAGGTATTTATCACTCGCTCTTACTAGATTTTGAAGCTGAAGATGATCCAGATATTCAATACGACTTATGGGCTTGTGCGTGTATGTATAGGCAACTTCTCAGAAAGAATAAATTAAAATACGCTTTCTTGACGACGCAAGCAGTTGTTCAAGCATCAGTTTGCATGAAAAAGAACAACAAAATTTATAAAAGTTTCACCCATCCAGTGTGTCATGACTGGTATACCCCTACTGTTCTCAACTATATCGATTTGTGGCTCACAGAACCAAACACTTTTTGGCTTCAGTTACTAGCTGATGCTCTTGAAGATGTTGATTGTGATCGTTGGTGGTTAGATTTTCTAAGAAGTCCTGGACCTTTTTATAAAGGTATGAGAATATTATGCGTCCCCAAGTAGGATTAGGTGTTTTGATTTTCCGTAATAGAGATGAGTTGCTTTTACACAAACGTAAAGGTAATCATTGTGCTGGCCACTGGTCCTCACCCGGTGGCCATCTCGAATACAAAGAATCGTTTGAAGATTGTGCTCGTCGTGAGATTCACGAAGAATGCGGTCCTGATCTTAAGATCCATGATCTTAGATATTTCACGACCGTGAACACAATCTACCCGGAAGAGAACAAACACTATGTAACCATTTTCATGATGGCTTTACATACTAGTGGTGAAGCTAAAGTCATGGAACCAGATAAATGTGAAGTCTGGCAGTGGTTCAGATGGTGTAGATTGCCTAGTCCGCTAATGTTAGGCAATCTATTAGTTAGTGAGCAATTCCCTTATCTGGTATACTAATGAACGATGCAACTTGTCCAAAATGCGGTAAAAGATTTGGTTGGGTTGGCCCTGTAACTTCAATGCCTCCTTGTCCACGTTGCGGTTGGACTGAGGATGTAGAAGAACTGTTTGAGCTTGAGAAAAAATTAGAAGAAATGCGAAGAAGGATGTTGAGTGATGACTAGGGAGTTCACAAGCAAAACAGAAGTATCTATAACTTTAAGAGATTTTCTGGCAATGCTTATGCCCAAGCCACCAGGAATTGAAAATCTATTTCCTGATGAGCCTGTGAAACAATTCCTTTATGAAATGAAAGAGAGGTATAGTATGGCAGATGCCATTATACGGGCTGTGCGATGAAAATAATCATTGTCGTCTACCACATAGGTACTAAGCGAGCTTTTACTTATGATGAAAAGTTTCAAATTGTTGAGAATTTGATTCTTAATGCCAATAAGCCTTGCAAGTATAAGTCTATCCGATATTACTGGAAGCCCATGTGTAAAGTCCCAGCTTGGGCAGGGAGATTGAGAGATCATGAGTTCATTACTTACTGGGTGTAGGCGTCAAGTATATATCTCTGCTAGTCTTAAAGACGTGGATGAGGTACAGTTTTGGCAGAAAGAATTCGCTAAGATCGGTATAGTCCAAGCTTATGATTGGGTGAATACTTCAAATCCTTGCCCATTAGCTATGATTGAAGCTATTGAGGAATGCGAAGTGTTCATAATGTTAATGCCTGGTGGTCGTGGATCTCATATAGAATTAGGTGTCGCGTTAACTTGCGAAAAGCCAATTATTCTGGTCGATGTTGATCCGAATAATAAGACGTTGTTTTATGATATTGAAGATATCATTCATGTGTCTACTTCTTTAGAAGCTTTTCAAACAACTATAAAGATACTACTCTCAAATGCTATATCAAGTTAGTTTCTGTCTTCTTGGTTCTTTTATCTTACAAGGTCCAGATGACTTTGACATAAAAGCTGAGTACGATAAATGGATCGATGCAATCAAAAAACTATGCGGTGAAACGCCTAATATTGTATGCTACGGCGATCACAGGGAGTGGTTGAAAAGGTACTTACTGGTATTAGAAAGTTATCAGAAACAGTACAACTGCACCGGAGACTTGTCTTTATTGTTCATAGAACATCTGATTCAACGGTGCGGATTTTCACGGAGAGAATACCGTGCAGTCAGATTGGGCTGACTTAGTTTTTGTAGGATTTCTTGCTTGTTTCTTTGGATTCTTAGTTGGTCGTGCATCTGTTAATTCTATAACAATTGTTGAGACTAGAGACGAAAGTGATTGGTGGAAAAATGGGGACGAACCGCCAGAATATTCTTGATCACGGTTATCTCGAATTTGAAGAAGCATGGGGGTCGGATGAAAGGATTGTAGAAGCTGCTCGTATGAGCACCGGTAAGGGATTCCTTGGATGGGGACCTGAGACTTGTGAAGCTTGTAATGGTACAGGTCTTACTATACAAGCCGTTAAAGAATGGGCTACATCTCCAAGGTGGGAGCATGGTGCTCTGGTTCCTGGTAGATATATTGAGGTTATGAAAAATCTACCATGTTTCACTTGCAACGGTAAAGGTCAATTGGCTGGTGATCAAAAGCTTCTTAATTTCCTCTGGACAAAGAAACATGCCACACCTTTTGAGATGGCTGGCATGACAATCACTGCTCAAGCCCCTATTATGGTGTTCCGGGAATGGCATCGTCACAGGACTCAATCTTATAATGAAATGTCCGCCCGCTACACCCCGCTACCGCCTAATGATTATTTGCCAACAGTTGAACGCTGTTTAATGGTTAATGGCAAGAATCGTCAAGCTGGTCAGATTGTGGGAGCTGATGAGCTTACTCACGAGAAAGCTCTTAAGTGGCTTGATATAATGTCTGACTATTACCATGTTGGTGAGAATATTTATCAATATGGATTGTCTATTGGTATCCCAAAAGAACTTGCTCGATTAGCTGTCACTGTAGGACGTTACTCGCGTATGATGGCTAGTACGGATCTACGAAACTGGCTGGCATTTCTTACGCTACGAATGGCTCCAGATGCACAGTATGAGATCCGTATGTTTGCCAATGGTGTGGGTGAATACATTAAGGCGTCTTTCCCTAAGACTTGGGAACTTTTCAAGCTATGAAAAAAGTTATCGTCTCAGCTATTGTTATGCAGAATGGTAAGACTTTATTCGCTAGGCGTGCTGACGATGGTCGTTACACGCCACCTGGCGGTAAAGCCGAATCCAATGAAAGTCTTGAAGAAGCAGTAGCTAGGGAGCTTTTAGAAGAGACTGGTATTACTGCTAAAAAGATTATTTTTATTGGATTTGAGGATCTGCGAAATAAAGTCATATTCTTTTACTATATTAAAGAGTGGGAAGGAGAGATTGTTAATCGTGAACCTCACAAGCATCAGGATTGGGAATGGAAATCTTACTACCCTATGGATGTAGTTGAAGGCATGATACGCTTCAAGAAGAAGCTTATTAGTACGCTTGAAGCTATTATCATCAACGATAGGTATAAAGCCAGAAGGATCGTCTAATGTTTGTCCAAGCTGTTGATAGCAGATTTTATAGGAATCCCAGACTTTGTGGCTCGGATTGGTGGGCCGAGTTTGCGGATATTAGAATCATTATTCGTAAGTTTTCACGATCGACTCAAGAATCTTGCCGAAGACGGGCCAGTAAAGTTCTTAGAGAGTATGGTGTTAAATTCACCACTCTGGATTTTATGTTCGAGCAGAAAGAAGCCTTTCCACCAGACTGGGATAAGCTTCAAGATTCTTACAGTTTTGCTTTTGTCTTGCGTGGACCTATACCTATACCACCAATATATGATCTGGTTGTTAATAACCCGACACCAGATTCCCAGATGATTGGCTTCGAGTCGGAAGTCAGTTCCTTAGACTGTGTTAAAGCAGTTGTAGGAATGGATATTGACCTAGGGATTGCCAGAGCGTTACTCGCTGAACCATTCTATAAAGGTAAACAGGAACGTGTTAGACCTGAAATTTGTAAGAAGCTGTATGTTCAATTTCCCTGGCTACGAAGTATCGATCGTAACAATATGTCGGAAAAACTAGCATCACAACCTGAGACGGTAACACTCAAATGGAGAAGATAGTTATTTGTTTTGGCTCTGTTTATAAGATGACTGAAGAACAGTTCAATCTCATGCTTGAACTGTTTAATTCAGGACAGCAAGTTTTTCTTGGCAATTTCGGCGAGAGAGTTGATCCTAAGAATGTCTTCGATTTTGGAGCGTATCAAAATGAAGTTCGTAAGTATTGATATCGAGACCACTGGTCTTGATGAGCATGTTTGTCAGATTCTGGAAGTTGGTGCGGTCATTGCGGATTTTGAAAATGTATATGACTCGAACCGATGGAAGTTTTACACGCCATTAATTATTGGCGAGCCTTACGCTATCAATCTTAATCAGAGATTGATAGCTGCTATGTTAACGTGTACGGATTATATTGATATCAATAAGTTCCCGAGAATACTTTCAAACTGGGTGGGCTCAGTTAATGTATTCGCTGGTAAGAATCTTGGAACTTTTGATCTCAGATTTTTGCGAAAGATTAAGGGATGGGATCAAGTTAAATTCCATCAAAGAGTTTTGGATCCTACGATGTACTATCTGCATCACGATGATATCGAGCCACCGAATCTTAAAACTTGTATGCAGCGTGCTGGATTGCCTATGTTAGAGCATCATGATGCTGTTAGTGATGCTTTGATGGTCGTTCAACTTCTACAAAAGGCGTATAGAGATGGCAAAATCGGTTGATATTGCACTTCAATTAGCCGCTGAACGTAAGGCTAAAGAAGCTGCAAGATTACGTATTATTGAAGAAAATAAAAAATATCGAGAGATAATAGGTACTAAGTTAACTTGCTATGTTAATGAGCTTCTTGATTCTTACGTTCAATTAGGCTTTGAGCGTAAAGATTTGAGCTTGCTCAAAAAAGGGCAAACTGTTTTAACCTTAGCTGTTAAGATGCATTCTTGGGAGTTTCAAGCATCAGATGAGAGTGTTGTTCAAACACTTTCAGGCTATGTTGTGTTCTATCGGTCGTTAAGTTACGATCAGGTCGATTGGACGCGGGATTGTGAAACTTTGGATCGGGAAGTAGCTAAGATTCTAGAGGTATATTTATAATGTATTTTCATGTTAAAGCATTACATCCGAATTTTAGGGCTCCGACTAGGGGAGTTAATGAAGAAGGCGTATTAGTGGATCCTGAAGCTGTAGGCTTCGACCTATATGTTCCGGAAGATGGATTCCTAGATCCGTTACAGAGAAAGTTAGTGAAGCTTGGATTCGCTTCAGCTTTTACCCCTGGCTATGCTGGCATTTTGATGGATCGTTCCGGCATGGGCAATAAAGGTATTCACCGTTTCGCTGGTGTTATTGACCCATATTATAGGAATGAGTGGGGTGTTGTGCTATGGAACAGCACAGCCCAGAAGTTTGAATGGAAAGCTGGGCACCGAATTGTTCAAGTTCTGTTTTTAAACGTTGAGAGGCCTCAAGTTCAAATGGTTGAGGTTTTGGATATTGTAGATCGTGGTGGTGGCTTTGGGAGTACGGGTAAATGACTTTGAACCAGTATGAGTGGATGTTGCTCAATGTCGATGAGCTAGTCTCTCTGATCATTGAAGAAGGATCTTTGCATGGTCCTAAGACTGATGCAAAATTGAGAGAGGTTCAGCGATTAGAGAGCACAGCCAGGATCAAAGAAAAAGCTAGACTACTGCTTCAAAGCAGATTAGTTCCACATAATCTTGGACATCTTGTTTAACCAGGGGCAGACCGTGCAAACGGTCTGCTTTTTTATGAAGCTTACATTCTTAGCTCCTGATTTCAGAATCGCCCTTATCATTTGGAAAGCTTTTAATATTCCGCTGGTTATGCATTCTTACCGCCAGCTTCAAAACTTTTGGTCTATTCAGGATTTTCAAGGCCCACGTATGCATAAAGAGAAAGGGATTTTGTATGTAGATAGCGTGTTAGAAGTTTCAATTTCTGGCCCAAATTATTTAATGGTTGTACATTCTGAGAAACCACTGGAACCGCTAGCTATAATTTTGAGAAGAGTCAAGAATAAAATGTTCCCTGTAAAACTTGACGGGTAACATACTATGAGTATACCACTAGCTATTATTGCTGTTAGGATGGTTGAATCTGATGGATATATAAGTAAAGTTTTGATCGATATGATTAAGGATAAGGTATGTTAAAAATTGAAGATATAAGTTATAAAGATAAGATGCGTATTCTACGGCATTATAGGTGGTCCAATAATAACATGATACCCAGATTAGTTTCCAATAAGGATGCTACTGATAGGCTTATAGATCTTGCAGCCCAATGTTCAACAAACATTGCTAAGATCTTAAAGACTAGGAACTATTTCACTAGCTGTTATTACTCTGAGGAACGTATCCTCACTTTCTCACCTACTGAGGATGTGCTTATACGGATTGAGGGAAATGATTTGGTGATCAATGTGGTGGATATGGTGCAAGTTTTATCGAGAGTGAGGGGTAATTACAATGTGTACTATGATGGATTCTTCATGAAACTCAAAGTTGCAATTGCCATTTTGAGCATTAAGGAGGCGGAATTGCCATTACAGCTTGTAGATTACATTAAGGATACGTTATGATCAAAATCACTGTAGATGGTAAGATCGAAGAGGTGATAGGTGAGGCCACTAGAGAAAAGATTGTTGAAATCTTAGGATATAAAGAGTGGCGTATTGAAGGACAGATAACTTTAAACGGTAAGAGATATCAATTAGCTTCTAGCCCACAAGCATACTTTGATAGCTTTGTCAATGAGCATGCTAGTATGCTTTGTGGTCGCATAATTTATGGAGTAGCTTGTGGATTTTGAACGACTAGCAGAGTTGGTTGCAGTCAACAATATGCGTTTCAATGTTGAAGGCAGAATTGGGCAGCCAATAAAATGCAGTGTTAATAGGTATGGTCGATTGGGTCTTACAATCGATGAGGCGTTTGAACTCACCTATTACAGAGGATTTTTTTGAAGCTACCTATAAGACTGATTCGGAGAGATTTAAAATGTTTGCTGAAGTGTTACGGATTGCTAAAGGTGATTTGATAGAGATTGCTACACCAGAGCAGATTAAAGCTTTGGCACGTTAGTGCGTGCACGCTTTTTGGGCCACTTTTGGACGGGGTCGTGCACGGTTTTTGGACCACCATATGCACGTCTCTGTGGAGCGTTTTGTTTGGTCGAGTCATCACCTGGATAACCTAACGGGATGCCTTTCCGGGGCAACCTGTTTCACTGGGACGGCATTCCAGCAGGAGCGACCCCTACGGGTTCACCAGGATAAGGCCGTTTTACCGTTACCTAAGTCGAATTATATTAATTCTATTCTTTCCTATAACTACCTTACTACACACAGAAATAATATGACTTTGAAAGAGTAAAAAGGGTAATTTTGGCCCAAAAACCGTGCACGGATTTTGGGCCAAAAAGCGTGCACGAATTGGCTTGGACCAAGCTAGTTAGCTTGGTCAAATCAAAAAATGGCCGGTATTGTACAATACCGGCCATTTTTATTTGCGTGCCTTTAGGCACCTGTGTTGTTTGAACTTGCCAGTCGTTATCAAACGACCGCAAGAACATTCAACATAAACACGATGTTTCTTTTTCCGAGACGGGAGAATGACAAAATTGTCCCGATCAGTTCACGCTCGCTATAAGTCTTACAAAACGACCAGTTTTCCACATTGTAGAAAACCGCCGTATACTCTGCCGGAATTTTTTGGGGTAGTCCAAAAGTTTCCAATAGAGCGTTCCGATTAATTCGCAGTGTATACCTCCTTTTTTACGCAATCGTCTTTCGGATAATCCCAGACGTTACCGTCTGAATCTACCCAAACATGCTCCCGGAATAACCTATTGACTTTTTTCACTACGACGTTGTTTGGTATATTCACGGCTTTTTGTTCCGTGATACACCAATCCTCAACACATTAGACGGATACAATGAACCGTCTCCGGGAGCATTTCAAGTATGCGGTATATTGAACCGATATACCTGAACATATCGTAGTTCACAGTAGCCCAATGAACGCAACCTGGCGTTTATTGTAGCCTCATTCCATTGTTTCGGGGTGATTATCAGCATGTAGCTTTTCCTTGACTCGTGGTTCCGTTTTCAATAAACACGGAACCACCTAGTTTAGCTAGGCTCACGGGTTTACTTTTGCATTCTGAGCACAATATACAGAATTATGCCCAGAAACAGTGTAAACATTATCATTTGAGCTCCACAAGCAATTCCGGTGAGAATTGCTCAACAATGTTTGCGGGAAAGACCCACTTATTGTTTGAGAAAAACCTCACCAGGATACAATCCAAATGGGACAAGAGTCCGTTATTGTATACGAACTCTTTCACCTCGAATATACAGTTCTGATACCGGAAACGGTCTCCGATATCAAACGTTATGAGACGTTTCATGCTTTTTCACTCCGGGAAACAAATGTGGTGTCTCCGTTCATCCCCTATGTTTCAGTAGCGGGGGATGATCGCTACCCCGGATGTGGACTAAATAACTTCACGCCTTAGTTTGCGTGCGTGAAGCTTTTTGTTCAGCTTGCGGGATCGCCCAGTAACGAGCGATCGCGTAAGCAAACGCCCATTTTCATCATACGTGCGACCTTGGTTGGGCTCGCAAACACTGATGAACCTACCAGTCGTCTGGATCTTCATGATACTAACTCCAGGATTGTGTGAACCTGTTCCGCGACACATCTCTTGAAAAGGTGTCGAACACACCTTTTTGCACATTCGGTTCCGCCGATACGTTCGCATAGTGCGAAGTATCGGCTCATACAGTACCGCCATACGTCAAGATCTTTCTTGACGTATGCCCATGCACTCATACTTCCTCCTTTTGGGTGTGGTGGCTTCGTCAATACCCCGGATAGGGGCTAACTTACTTTACTTGCCGACGATCTTGTTGATCGCCAATTCAATTTCACCGGCCGGTCCATCGCCGATGATGGCCTTGATGAGGGCAACGATCTTTTCGTCGGCGATCTCTCCGATACGCTTGGACAGCGTATCCGTGACCATCTGCATACGATGCAGACGGTCATCCAGCTCCACGAGATCCTTGCCGTGTTCAACCTCTCCGGCCGCAACCATCAGGGCAGACCTGATGGCAGGGCTCTTGAAGGAGTTTGCCCGATCCTTCAACTCCTTCGGGGAAGGCCGGCTTTTCTTCTCCTTCTCGACTTCGCCACGATCCTCGGCCTTGAACGTTTCGAGAAGTTCATTGAACTTCTCGCCGCCAGCCTCGTACGTCCAGCCCTTTCCGCCCTTCTTGGCGTCGCTGTCCGCTTCTTTCGCGGCGGACAGTTTCGTCATTCTAGTCCGGTCGATCTTGCACTCGACCGTAACACCTTGCGGGAGTAGGCCGTCTTCGGCCATGTGGGTCAATTCCATCTGCTGACGCACGTACTCGCCCATCTTGTTGCCGGCCAACATATAGTTGCCGACGGTTCCGTGCAACCACGATCGGAGGTAGTCCTGCCTCTCCTTGAGAGACACGATCTTGCTAGCCTCGATCGCCTTTTCCTGGCGACGAGTGTACTCCGCCAGAGCGAAGTACAGTCGGTTGATGATCTGCATCTCGCTCTGGAACTGGCGATCGAGCCGCCAGACGCTCAACAAGACTTCCGTCTTGCACAGCTTCTTCTGGCTACCGTGATCGAGGACAATGGACAGCTCCTCCGCTGATCCCGGTGCCACGTCGTGATAGATCACGACGACCTTTTTCAGGTTAGCGACCACCTCTTGCGGGGTGGCGGGATCCTTCAGCAGTTTCTGCCCTGCGAGCGTGCGACGATTACCCCGAAGGACAACGCCGTCACACAGTCTGGCATGTATCGCATCCTCGATCCTCCCTTTCTCGACAATGGACTGCTCCATTGCCGGGAGATCGTAGTTGGACGCCAGACGCACATTGGTCTTGAAGTCCACGATCAAGGTGTCGATCGAAACGGTTTTCGTGATGTTCTTCGCCATGATATACACTCCTGAACAGTTTCGAGCCAACCGGCTCGAACATAGTTAAGGTAGACTGCACACGCAGTCTACCGGATAGTAGAAACTCTGATGTTGAAAATCCGGGATTATACTATCCGGGGTATTGGCGGAGACACCACACCCAACGTAGGATCCGTACAGACGGGCCGTCAACCCTGTTAGTGGTTGATCTTGAACTGATGGCCATTTCTTAGCATGGTTGTCGCGACGATGCGGCCATCGCAGTAGTTAATCTGGCTGACCACTTCAATGTGGTCGGCCGTTACTACTACCGCCTCATAACATGACCTTGCCGCTATCGTGGCAAGGTCTATGCCTTCCGGGTTACGGACAACGACCGTCTTAGGGTTGTTGTCCTCAGGCCAGTATTTCAGAGTCCCTAGGATAGCGTCCATGACGCTATCGTAGAACTCCAGAAATTCGCCGTCAGAAGTATATGTCTCGTACATCTTGACCGTCCATTCTGTTGACGGCCCGTTTGTACGGATCCTACGCTATTCCCATGTACAACAGGGGGGACAGGCAGAGAGGCTGGACTGAGGTGATTAGCGACCGAAACGTTCTGCGAGGTAGCTTTTCGCTTCCTCGAGTTGTTCGAGAGCCGTATCCAGCTCTCGGCATGCGGTGTAGATACGCTCGTTTGTGAACGGGATGTACTCGGTATCGTTGACGACCCGAGCATTGAAGTCGTTCATGTTCTCGTTGATTACGACAAGCCAGAAACTTTCGCATTCTGGCTCGACGTACCAGAGGTACGCCGGGATCGTGAGTCCGGCCTCGATGGCCGCATCTTCGACCCGAGTCTTAATTTGCCAGTCGTCATACGACCCGACATTCTTCGTCCAGTTCCAGTTCCCGCTGGTGGCCAGCGAGACGCTGATACCGTAGACCTCCCCTTCCGGGTTAGTGTAGAAGCGGATCTCGTAGGTCCGACCCATTTCGACTGACTCACGGACGCAGACTTGGTTCTTATAGCTGGTAATCATCGGACTGGCCTTTCTCTTAAGAGTTAAGAGTCCAGCCCCTTTGCCTATCCCCCGGTTATACCGGGACCGCTCCTTGGCCGTGGAGTTTCACCACGGTCGGCGGTTCCGTATTGCTCCCTTGCGGACAAGGTGTCAGCGGTTCCTGGCTTTCAATGTCACCAGCGTATCCCGCCTCATAAGCCTACCGTGACACAGCAGTTCACACGGCTTGGCCCGTATCTCCCCTACCGGGGTTGACCGTTCCGGACGGCTCGCCAATTAGAAGGTTCGCTAGACCACGGATACACGACCGCTAGGGATCATGATCCTCAAAAGCTACGCGGACTCCTTAACAAGACAAGGTGTGGGCAAGGCCCGGGTAGCGGACTCGAACCGCTGTGCGTTCCCTTTCCCGGTATATACATCTTAGGCCAGTAACGGCCGGCTGTCAAGCGTTCCTCCAAAAAATTTCCCGGTGCCGTTCCGCGAGCCGAACGTCTCGGCTCGCGACAATCCGCTCGATCACGACAAGGGCGACGATGATGCCTAGGGTCATGGGCGGGTTGACCCCCAGGCCACGATCGCGACCACCAGATAGGTCGCGACGATCACGGTGCCGACGCCGCTAAGCGTTACCTCCAGATGATGAATGGGACAGCGTTCGGGCCGAACGCTTCACGGGCCACTACGATAGCGTTGAAGATGCACGATGTTTGCGTGTAGATACCGCCGACGGTATCACCGTCAACCCCTACCTCCCAGATGTACATAGCATGACCCTCTTGACGTAGTTATCCCCTGCAAGGTTGAAAGGGCTCGCTTGTGGGGAGCCAGCTTAGGCTCTTCTGAGAAAGGCACGCACTCCCACTGTGAGTAACGCGTGGCACTCGCTCTCCGTCTGGCTCCCACGAGCCACCCTCTCTTCCTTACACCCCCATTATATCATACTGCCAGGGTTGAAAGCAAGTCCCCGGTTAGGCCCCCAGGAGGGGAGCGTGGCCAGCTGTGAAAATGGCAGTGTACAGCGGTCCAGCCGGTGCCCCACTCTATGCCAGAATTATAAATTTTTAAACAAGAAACAAGAAACAAGAGCAAGAAACAAAAAGCATTTTTGCATTTTGCATTTTCAAAATCGCGATTTTCAAAATCGCGATTTTGAAAATCAAATCTAAAAAATTTATACCCTCACCTACCTATACGACACTTTTAAGAAAAAATTTACTAAAAAGTTGAAACGGATTTGATTTTACGCGTACCTACGGTACGCGTGCACGCTTTTTGGGCCAAAAATAGCTGTAGAAATTTTCTGTAAAAGGCAGTATCTCTATATGAGGGAACTAACACTGTCAAAATTTGGTCCAAAAAGCGTGCACAGATATGAGAGAAATAGCAGTAAAGGGGGTGATCTGCAAATATCTTGTGTAAGAATTGCAGCCCCTGGCTTGCAATGAGGATATTGAAATGCTAGAGTTTGGATCGACTGAAATCTCGAATTCAACTGCTACTCAAATCTATACCAATACACCAAGTCCACTAATCTCTGGCATACAGTTAAAAGCAGACGCCGATAATTCAACTAATATGTATATCGGCAAAAGTAATGTTTCGGCTACAAAAGGCTTCCAATTGGCTCCCGGAGACGGTATCTTTCTTCCGGGAGCCAATCTTTCAGATCTTTACGCATTAGCTGGAACTAATGGCGATCTAATATTCTGGATCATAGTATGAAAAATCCGTTTTCACTGTCGAAGACATTAAATTTATTTGTGAAAAGACGTAGAACTTTTACGCCATCACAAATCTCTGGCTTAAATCTGTGGTTAGAAACAGATTTTGGCTTATATCAAGAACGATCTAGCCATGTGACCGTGGCAAGTGTAGCTACAGATCCAGTTGGAACATGGCTTGATCAATCTGGTAATAATCGCCACGTAACAGCACAATCAGATGCTAGACGGCCACTATTACAATTTAATGGTTATCCTGTTTTACGTTTTGATGGGTCAGATGATTCGTTGTATCGTTCAGGTTATCTGCCATTAAATTCGGCTTTTACAGTCTTTCAGGTTGCAAAAGCTAATAACACAAATGCAACAAAAACATTAACCTCACATGCTTCTTCAGGTTCTGCAACATTATGTCATAATTCTGTTGCAGCTCTGTCCCTGCTACAAGCAGGAACAGGGCAACAATCTACTGGAGTAACTTATACGACAGCGTGGGGCTTATTTATCTGGTGGTCTGCCGGACCATCAGGCAGTAACATGACGATTGATGTGAAGTTAGGTGCGTCAACGGGGACCGCTAATAGAAATATTACCACTGGTACAAACGGATTTTTAGTATCTGGCTCGGCAGCAATATCACCTACAACTAATCTGTGGAATGGTGATTTGGCCGCATTACTAATATACAATAGCGTTTTACCTGAAACTGATCGTGATACCGTTGCAGCATACTTAACTGAGAAGTATTCGTTATGAAAAACCCGTTCACACTATCTAAATACCTGAATCTTTTTACAAAAAGACGTTCGGTATCTTACACAAATTATGCAGGTCCCGGACCAGGGAGTGTAGCATCAAGTCAACCTACACTCGTTGGTGAGTATTCATGGATTAACACAAATAATGTTTTTGCTCTTGATGGGACGTATGCTTCCGTTACGGTTACTCGGGACGATGTGATCGTTGAAGATTTGTACGTTAGTGGATTCAATTTTAATATAGACCCGGCAAAAACAATCACAGGCATAACGGCTGTTGTACATAAAAAAGCAATTACAAACACAACTGTAAGCAGTGATTGGGAAGTCAAACTGTGGGACGCCGGAGTCAAAGTAGGCAACGATTTAAGAGATTACGGTAACGAGTGGCCAGCAGCAGGAGTGATAATAACTTATGGCGGACCTACAGAGATGTGGGGTTACGCATGGACGCCAGAAAAAGTTAATCACCCTGGATTCGGCATATCAATCTCAGCTCACGTAGCTATTGAATTTGCTACTGCTCAAGTTGATTACATAACCTTGGAAGTACATCACAGTGGATAGAAACACACAAATCATACGTCTCTTCCAATTTGGTTGGCAAATCTATTCAACATTGGAAGAGACTCTTGATAAATTAACAGATCAGCAGTTAAGTATTCTGCAAAAATTGTACGCTGCTTTCCACGGTCTCTCTAGTATTGGTGACATCATCAATCACTTGCAAGAGATTCGATTCTGTAAGCATCCAGATACAATGCAGGCCCAAGCTAATCGTTGTAAGTGGCCGGATGGTTACATAAGTTGGGATGTAGTGGCTGTTCTTCCGGGCTTTGATAAGCAAAAATACGTTGAATGTGCTGCTGAAGCGTTAAATCGCTGGGCTAAAGTAGCAGGTATTCGTCCAGAGTACACGCCAGGAAATCCAAACGCTCGAATCGTGATGGACACGCGAGCAATTGACGGTCAGTTTGGCGTGCTTGCAGAATCAGAATTACCTTGCGGTAACACTCGACAATGCCGTCAGTGGTACGATACTCGTGATAGTTGGGCTATTTTTGATGGTCCTCGTAATGGGAATCAATTAGACATAGTCAGGGTAATGTGTCACGAACTTGGACATGCTTTGGGCATGAATCATATCGGGGCAGGTAATCTTTTAGCTCCGACGCACTCTCAAAACATTTTTACGCCGCAAGCTGGTGATGTCGCTGAGATGCAAGCTAGGTACGGGCCTCCAGCTCCACCATCCGAACCAAACGAAAACGAAAATTATATCCTTCGATTTGAAAATGGCAAGTTATCGGTCGATGGTTATAGGTTAACAAAACTCGTAGCTTAAATAAAATGGAGACGACCATGAAATTCGTCTTGGGCGTCTTCATTTTGCTCTCATTTATTTTCCTAGCTTCTGGTAAACAGGATGTCAATCCAGTTTGCCCTAACGATCACGCGGAATTGGCTTATAAATACTCGCAAAAACAAGGCAAAGACGCAGAATATTTAAGATATTTATCTTATTACCATGTGAAAGATGCAGCAAAACGTGTTAAAACTATGCGTTTCTGGATCAATCAACTTCATCTAGAAACTGCTACAAGTTTTGCAAATGAAGTACCCGGATCAGATGGCCTACTTTTTGCAATAGATCTACGAGATTTTGGATGGTCTAAAGAAGCTTTTTCTGCTGTAGCAAGAAGAGAACCGTATTTTGTTCAACCGGCAGTAGATAATGCTACTGCACTTCTGTTAAGAAAGATGATAGGTATTGAGCAAGATACTAAAAGCTTTCATGCTGAGGCGATTGTTAGAGCTGACTGGTTCTTCCGTGAAACTATGGAATCAGATAGATCTTCCTCATACTACGATCTATTATTTAGCAGATTTAGATTTCCACGTAGTCCTCCAGCAGGCTCTGAGTGGAGTCCAGCAGGTAAAAACGCAGATGGATCTGCCTACCCTGCGGGTTACTATTTGAACAATAAGTGCGTTCTTCAAACACCTGAGCCTATAACTTCTGGGAAATTTGTAAAATTTCCTAAAAATGAGGCTGATTTTGAGCGAATTTTCGCTGTCGATAAGTTTCGAGAGCACTTAAAAGAGTTCAAAATAGATACAAGGCATGGAGCAGTAGTTGAAGGAATGGAGAACGGAGTATCCATTGTAGCACGACAAAATCGTTTAGTAGAACGTATAATAACCTCAATGGGATCGTACTACAAAACATTTGACGTGAAAGAAACTAGCGGAACACGTGATTTTGCAGAGACTTTAAATAAAGATTTTGAGTTTGATGCTGGTGAAATTTTAACAGATTTGCCAGCCGGTGGCATGGCAGCCTTACTGGTAGACTCAAAAGGAAATATTGTAGAAGTTGCAGATAATAGATTTGCAACAGACACAAGCGATTTAAAGTTTGATTCCCGTGTTCGTACTCCAGGATCTTGTTTTATTTGTCATGAACAAAAATTTATCACGCCACGAAATCTCGTAACAGAGATGCTAAAAGCTGGCATAGATATTAAATTCAAGAATAAGCGAGATGCAATAGATGCTAAAGGCTTTTTCTTGGATTGGGAGGACAAATTAGAACACGAACAGACTCGTTTCTCTAAATTTATTGCTCGTACTAGCGGTTTTAAAGCCGGCGAAAATGCAGCAAATATAAAAGCTTGGAGAGACGAGTATGATAGTCCAGTTTCTTTAACTGTCGCAGCTAAAGAGATTGGAGTAACTGAAGACGTGTTCAAGCTTGTAGGATCTAAAAGTACAAAAGCTCGTATAGCTATGCTCTTAAAGGGAATGACGATCCCCAGAAGGACATGGGAAAAAGACGGTTACAAAGAAATTGTCTATCAATTGGATGCGAGCAAAAAATGAAGACATTCGCGATTTTGGTGTTACTTTTAATAACTCCTTTTGTTGTAAGCGAAACTTGCGGTGTCCGAAGGATACAGCATGGTACTTTGTACTATCAACATAATGGTGGTTATCATAAGTACGTTAGTGGTAATTACGGCCAATTGTATACATACAATCAAGGCCATTACCAGCCATATTATGAAAACGTTGTACTTGTGCCTAAAGCAATACAGGTGGAAGTGCACCGAGATCATTACTACTCAATCGACAGTGCTGCCCAGCAAAGCTTGTTAGCTGACGCTATTGTCGGTCGATTGCTACGCTTACAACAAAATACCAGCAACGGGACTGGTCGTCTTCCAACCGGACCTGCTACGCAGAATTCTACCTCCCCAACAGGTGATAGTAGCAAGCCGGATACGCAGGAGCCAAAACCTGGTAACTATCAAAATGAAACACTTTTGAAAGTTATCAATAACTCGTGCGTAAAATGTCACGGTGTCAATAGCAAGTATACAAAGCTTGTCACCGCAGATGGTAAGTTAAATGATCTACCATCTGGTAAAGTTTGGGAAAGTTTTGGTCTGGCAAATAGTGGTGAAATGCCTAAAGGTGGAAAAGCTCTAACAGACGAAGAAATTAAGCTTTTCTATGAATGGGCAAAAAACGCAAAGAGGTAAAAGATGAAGAAGTTCATTTTGGCTTTTCTGTTCCTGCTCTGTTTCGCAATGTTTGCTGATGCTCAGCAGGTTCAAGTTCAAGTTCGGCGACCTTTCCCTGTAGCTACAGCTATTGGTCGCGGAATCAATCGAGTTGTTGGCTTCCCTTTCCGTGTTACAGCTGCGGCTTTCGGTTTTACTCCGCGAGCCCGAGTTGTTGTTAACACTCCTGTTGCCCGTGTTGTTGTTGGTCGGGCACCTTTTGTTGCTCAGCAGTTTTCTGCTTACCGAGCACCTTTTGTTGCTCGTCAGCGTTTTGTTGCTCATCAGCAATTTTACGCTGCACCTTTTGTTGCTCGTCAACGATTTTACGCTGCACCTTTTGTTGCTCAGCAGGTGGCTTATACAACCCCGACTGAAAATGTTGTGGTAAGTCAGCCAATCGTTACAGAGAAAATTGTAACGCAAAAGGTTATCACTCAGCCGGTTGTGCAAGCTGAAACAGCTTGCACGCAAAGCATCGTGCTACAGCAGAATGCCGGTAATTACTGCGGTGGTGCAGCACAATTTCGGAGCTACTAATGGCCAGTGTTGACCTGACTCTTTTCTCGTTTGCCTCTAACGGTAACGTGTTACCTGGAGTGCATATTACTGTCTATCGCGATAATGGCGATTTTCTTGTAGAGGCAGATACAGGTCTTGATGGTTACTGGCATGGAGGAGATACTCGGACTGTAAATCCAGGAAAATATCGGGCAGTGTGCACGAAATCTGGATATATAACGGCCGAAGTATTCCTTGTGAATTATGGTGCTCCGCCGATACCTTGGGATATTAAGCTGCAAGGATCTGTTACTTTGTTACCTATTCCGGCAGGTCCTGGTGGTGATTGACACTTGCAATGACTTATAGATTGTTTCTATAAGGAAATGGTAGCTACGCCGCTACCATGCAGGTCGGGGTCGGGGAGGTTGACGCGACTCCCCGACCCTTTTTTAAAGGGCTGATTCATGGCAAATGATTATACTAGGGTTGAAGATGACAGCCCTGAACGCTGTCAAGGAATGTTCAAAAAATCCCAATGTAATATGCGGAAAGCTAAAGGAAGCAATTACTGCATTATACATGGTGGGAACATACAACACGAAATAGAAAAGAAAAACGATAAGATGTACCGTCTCGCAAAATGGCGTGACCGTATGTCTAACTTTGCTGAAGACACAAATATCAAGTCGTTGAGAGAAGAGATCGGTATTCTCCGAATCTTGATGGAAGAAACTGTGAATATGTGCGAGGATTCACAGTCGCTACTCATGTATTCGTCGAAGATTTCCGATCTAGCTATGAAACTTGAAAAATTAGTTTCAAGCTGCCATCGACTTGAAGCTTCTACAGGTATGTTGTTAGACAAGGCAGCAGCCATTCAAATTGCTTCAACGATTGTCAAAATCATTAGTGCCCATATTACCGATGATGACATTATTGATAGTATCAGTAATGAAATTATCTCAGCGATTATTAATGTAAAGGCTGAGATTAAAAATGAAAAGAATTGATATCCCAACATATGAAGTTGATATTGTTGTAGGCTTAAAAGAAGGCTATAGCGGTCCATTACACACTGTAGACGAAGCTAAAGAAATTTGTCAAAACTTTTGTGACGTCGTGGGGTTAGGTGTAACTTTAGGTCTAGAGACTTGTATTTACACGTCCGGTAATGAACCTTGTGTTAGAATTCATTTAATAAATTACCCTAGATTTCCAAAGCAACCAAAAGAAGTTTTAGAAACTGCTGAATAATTAGGCTTAAGATTAGCTAAAGCCTTCAAGCAAATAAGATTTTCTTTAGTTGCAACAGATATTACGCGAATGATTGAGTTAGATTATGACACACAAACTAGCACAATTGCTAGCTGAAAGAATTTCGGCAGGATTAAAAAGAAAGTCATTAACAAGCTGCTCTCGTTGGAGTATAGCTTGTAGAGTAATGGCTCGACCTTATCCAGGCCCTTGGTCTTTTAAATATCACCCTTGGCTAAGGTCAATGCATGATGCCGATGAAGAAATGATTGTCGGCCAAAAATCAGCACAGATGGGATTTACGGAATACGCACTTAACCGTACTTTCTTCTCAATCGATGTTAAAGGTATTGATTGCCTTTACGTTCTGCCTGCTCAGACACCTGATGCTTCAGATTTTTCTGCTGCCCGATTTGATCCTGCCTTAGAATTATCTCCACACTTGACTAAATTATTTTCAGACGTTAAAAACGTAGGACATAAAAGAGCAGGAACCACGAATCTTTATATTCGTGGTTCCAAGTCTCGCAGCGGTCTAAAATCTATTCCAGTTGGCTTCATCATTCTTGACGAAGTTGACGAAATGGATCAAGATAATATTCCGCTGGCTGTTGAGCGTGCTGCCGGTCAAGTTGAAAAGCAAGTTTTGGCGATCAGTACACCAACAATACCAAAATACGGTATCAATAAATTATTTATAGATACCACACAAGAACATTTCTTTTTTAAATGTCCTTGCTGTAATCGATTTACAGAGCTTGTTTTTCCACAATGTCTCGAAATAACTGGCGAAGACGTTAACGACGAAACTGTTGTTAATTCTTTCATAAAGTGTAAAGAGTGTGGCGGTAAGCTGCAACACGAAACAAAACATGAATGGCTGCAAAAAGCTGAGTGGGTTCCCACATATAGTAACAGAACTTCTCGAGGCTTTCATGTTAATCAACTTTATTCTTCGACGGTTTCTCCGGTATCTTTAGCGAAAAGCTATCTAAGGTCTCGGAGAGATCAAGCCGAAGAGCAAGAATTTTATAATTCTAAGCTAGGATTGCCTCACATTGTTGAAGGTGCAGGCGTTTCAGACTCTGACATAGATCAATGTATTGGTAACTATAAAAGATATTTAACAGGACCGTCTGAAGGTGTTGTTACTTTCGGTGTTGACGTTGGTAGATGGTTACACTGTTGGGTAGATACATGGCATCTACCTGGAGATGTTAACTCAAACGATTTAAATGTTTTAGCAAGAGCTAAAACGATATGGTACGGTAAAGTAAAGAATTTTGAAGAACTGGACGAACTCATATTTCGTTTTAGTGTAAATTTTTGCGTAATAGATGCAAATCCTGAAAGACGTAAAGCTTATGAATTTGCTTCTAGATTCCATAATCTAGTTAAAATGTGCTTTTACGGCCAAGGAGTTCAAGGTAAACAAATCCATGTAGGTAAAGATGAAGAACCTACAATAACAGTCGATAGAACTTCTTGGCTGGATCTATCTTTAGGTAGGTTCAGACATAAAACAATAGAATTACCTTGCGATATCGATCATGAAGTTAGAGCTAACTTAAAATCTCAAGTTAGAGTCTATGAGAAAGATCGAAACGGTAATATTATTGGAAGATATATTAAAGGAAGCGATGAAGATCATTACGCACACGCGAGAAATTACTCGGAACTTGCACTACCTTTTGCTATGGGTATGGCAAATCCGCAAGACATAACGGAAGCTTACTGATGATTGGTGTTGTAAAAAAGTTTCGTACCTTTGATGGTAGAATCATCGAAGGTAAAATACTTGCAGTAATAAATCACGGGGTATATTTAGTAGTAGCAACACCAATCATCTGTTTTGTCTACAATGATGGATTATTTAGATTTACAGACCGCAACATTGTGAGGAACTAATGGCGATTCAGAAAACTGTTGCGGAAATCCGTCACCCTCTATATGAGGAACGATACCGCGACTGGGAACTTTGGCGAGATACATACGAGGGTGGTCAAAACTTTATCGATAGATATCTGGAAAAATTCTCTTCAAGAGAACAACCAGAAGATTATGCCCGTCGAAAGAAGATGACCTACAATCCCAGCTTTGCCAAAGAAGCTGTCGATGAAATCAAGAATTCAATCTTCCAACGCTTAGTAGATATCAGTCGCAGAGGTGGTTCTGATAGTTACAAGTTGGCAGTAGAAGGGCATATGGGAGGTGTCGATCTTTTAGGATCATCCATGAATTCATTTATAGGTAGAAGTCTTCTACCTGAACTTTTAACTATGGCTAAAGTTGGTGTATATGTTGATATGCCACCAATTTCTGGCGTAACAGTAGCTGAAACAAGAAATGTAAGACCTTACATTTATTTATACAGAGCTGAAGACATTTGTAGCTGGTGCTATGATGAATCTGCAAATACAAATGAATTCTCAAATGTGCTCCTTCGAGACTATTACAATACCTATGATGATAAGACCGGTCTCCCTAACGGTACAACTAGCAGATACCGAAGAATGTGGATTGATAATGGCCATGTTCAACTTCAGTTTTATAATGAGTCCGGAATGGAAACGGACCAAGATGGCATTAAAAGCAAAGATTCAATTATAGAACTTGAAATTGATCGAATACCTTTTCTTGTTTGCGAATTGAGCGATAGTCTTCTTGCTGAAATTTCAAAATATCAAGTTGGCTTGCTCAATCTAGCTTCATCAGATATGGCTTACGCTTTAAGTTCAAACTTTCCTTTTTATACGGAAATGTTTGAGCCAAGAGCTATGAATGAATTCATCAGAAAGCCTGGAAATACTCAAGGCGGCGAGAGTGGTGATGCGGCTGAAGGTAAGCAAACAGAAGTTCGGGTAGGTGTTAGTCGCGGTCGTCGTTACCCTAAAGGTATGGAACGACCTGCTTTTATACATCCGTCTTCTGAGCCTTTAAAAGCATCAATGGAAAAGCAAGAACAAATGAAAGCCGAAATGCGGCAATTAGTTAATCTTGCTGTAACCAATCTTTCGCCAAAGATGGCTAGTGCCGAATCTAAAGGAATGGATCGTCAAGGATTAGAGAGCGGTCTAAGTTATATCGGACTCGAATTGGAAAACATGGAGCGTAAAGTTGCAGATTATTGGTCAATGTATGAAAGCATTGAACCTGCAACTATTTACTATCCTACTAACTATTCTATAAAGACTGAAGAAGAACGCCGTAAAGAAGCTGATGATTTGACAAAGCTTTTATACGTTGTGCCTTCAAAGAAATTTCAAAAAGAAATTTGTAAGAGAATTGCAGAACTTACAATAAGCCGTCAAATTGAAACAGAAACATTTGACAAAATTTCTAGAGAAATTGAAAGTGCTGAAGCTATTTCACCAGATCCAGAAGTAATTTCAAAAGCTGTTGAACTTGGTATTTTAGATCTGGAATTAGCAGCAGATCTTTTAGGGTATCCTAAAGGTACACCCGATAAAGCTGCTGATAATCATGCTGATCGTCTAGCACGGATTGCTAAGTCTCAGCAAGAAAATAACGGTATGGTTAACGGTGCTGCTCGTGGAATTATTGAAGCAGATCCTAACCTCAATAGCGGATCCGAAGAAAAGAAAAAATCTAAGGATCCTATGAAAGATGAAGGGAAAATTAAATAATGGAAAAATACAGTAATAACGCGACTACCACATTAAATGGTACGATAAATAGCTCTGTAACTTCATTAGTTGTAACGTCTGCTGCACTTTTTCCTACAAGCGGAGATTTCAGAATTGTTATAGATTCTGAAATCATGAAAGTAACAGCAGTATCAGGAACAACTTTTACTATAGAACGCGGACTTGAAGACACTACAGCAGCGTCTCACACTAATGGGGCGACTATATCGCATATAATAACAGCAGATTCTTTAGATCAATGGAGAGGCGATCTTCTTGGATTTGGAGCCGGAGCGTATAGACCTGCGGCCGGAATTAAAGGAAGACACTTCTTTGACACGGACGGTCCGCATAGGCATTTTGATGATGGATCTGCTTGGTATACTTACGGACCTTCTTGGTTGATGACTCCTCACGACGACTCAGGTTTTTCTTGGGTTCGTCAAGCTAGTGGAGCTACAACTTTAGCTAACGGTCTTATGCATTCTTTATACGTTCCTACAGGAGATACTGATTTTAGCATAAGATCAAAGTCAAAATCAGGAACGTATACTATTACAATGGGCTGTAATGTTACGCATGGTAATGGTATAGCCTTTGGATTTGGTCCAAGAGATAGCGGTACAGGTAAATTTATATTCTTTGGCCACTCATGGAATGGTGCCATGAGAATCATTAAAATGAATACGGCCACAAGCTATAATAGCGATTATGCTGATAGTGCTTTAAATGATGGTCAAGATTTTACTTGGGCGTCACGACATCTTTTATGGTTACAGTTTGAAGCCGATTCTTCAAACTTCCATTTTAGAAGTTCTTACGATGGTTTTAATTTTATTACATGGGCTACAAAAAGTAAAACAGACTTTTTAGCGACTCACGATTCATTTATTTACGGTGCCGTGGCTAATAGTTACGGAAGCTACTTCAATATCCTTAGCTGGGTGGAGCAGTAAATGGAGCCTTAAATGCTAACATCTGTACTTGGCACAAGTAGTTCAATGCCTGGAAATATGCAGCCAGGTATGACAGCTACTTCAGGCACAGTTTTTGAACGCGATCTCACAATCGGCGGAACATCTGCAATAGATCAAAGTACAGCTGGAAGCATATACAATCCAACTATAACAACCGCAGGTGTAAGTAATTTTACTTTTTCTGGCGGTATACCTTACGATAAAACGCTGTCGATTGATGGTATAAGCGATTTCACTATATTAGCTGGAGCTTCTTACCCAGAGACGCTAACTATAGCTGGTATAGGCTCAATATTGACAGAAGTTGATGGTAATAATTATGACAGAGATTTAAGCATAGACTCTGTAGCAGATGTAACAATAGCTAACATAGGATCTTTCGGCCATACTTTAAGTATTTCAAGTGTAAGCAATATCACTGAAACTGCATTATTAGATCATAGACCGACATTAAGTATAGCTGGATTAAGTAATTTCACCGTTCTGAGTGGGCAATTACTTTATAATCAGTTTGAAATTTTAGGATCTTCAAGTGTAAGCCAATTGCCTGGATTTAGTTATACTGAAGATCCTGTCAGTATTGATGGTGTTTCAGATATTACACAGACTGAAGTAAGATTTCAAAATCTGCTTTTAACTATTGACGGCATTAGTGATTTTACTACTAGCAATATTTATACTGGCGGTATTACTTTAACTATTGCAGGTGTAGCTGATATCGCTAGGTCGAATCTTATAGAAACAGTAGATTCTTTAACATTAACAAGCGTAGGGTTTGTAAATGTTGAAAATTATTACGATATTTTATATGTCACTACAGCTATTGCAAGTTTTGCATCTAGTTTTGAGATGGATTCCAACAAATCACAAACACCTGAAGGTGTAAGTGGATTTAGTGCAAGTTGTAGTGGAGTCTTTAATAGAACAGTCACTCAAAGCTTAGAATTAACTCAAGAAGCAACACTGAGTAAGACTACAGGTATAGCAACACACTCTTTAGCACTTACTCAATCGGCGACTGTCCAAAAAATTATCAATAAAACTGTAAGTCAAACTATAAGCCTAACACAAGAGGCTATAGGATTTAGAGCTGCAACGCACACGTTGAATTTGTCTCAAACTGCGACCTGCGTGAAAGTTATAAATTGTAGCGTAACGCAAACTCTAAATCTTACACAGTCTGTTGGAAGACAGGCTACATATAATTTAAGCGTTGCACAAACTTTAGTATTTAACGTGCCACGACAAGTTAGTGCACCGATTTTAGGATCTAATGGACAGTTCCAATATAATCAACCTTTAGTAGACGTTGTTTTGATACCTACTAAATGTATGGTGATTTTAGGAACCCCAGCAAAATCTATTATACTACCCTGTCCTTTATTCGGGGACACTCAAAATTATACAGGTGAATTGAATCTTAAGAAAACAATGACGGGAGACACATTCACCTACGTAAAGAAAACAACCACGCAAAAACTAAAATACAGTTTCAATCTAGGTACTTATAAAGCCATAGAATTGAGAAAGTTTTTAGAAGAGCATTCAAGCGAGTTAATAACATTGCGTAATTGGAAGGGTGAAACCTGGTTCGTCTACCTTACCAATAATCCTTTTGAATTTGTTCATGCGGCACGTTGGCAACCAAAAGGTGAACGTGTAGACGTTACCTTAGAATTTGAAGGAATTAAAAGATGAATCAGATTGTTTCAAACTGCTTAAATTTAGTTGATCGTCCAGGCGTTCCTAACGAATTTAAAGTTCTCTCTAGCACACGTTACGATGTCGAGTGCTGGAGTAATTACCATAAAAACGGTAAGAAGCGTGAGACTCCTAAGCTACGCTGGAAAGATCATTTTTACAATATTGTTGTGACTGCTGGACTTAATAAGTTGCTTGATGCGACTTTTAAGACAGGTCTTGCTAGCCCTGCTTGGTATGTTGGACTAAAAGGTACAGGCTCAATGATTGCCGCAGACACTATGGGTACTCATAGTGGCTGGTCAGAAATTACGCCATACTCCGATTCCAATAGGCCGACATTTACACCCGGATCTATTTCTTCAGGAGCTGTTGATAATTCAGCTAGCAAAGCTGTTTTCAATATCAATGGCAGTTCGACTGTTTATGGTTGCTTTTTAGCCGATAACAACACCAAGGGCGGCACAACTGGCACGCTTTATGGTGGTGGAGATTTCGGATCTTCGCGAGCTGTTGTTAATGGCGATACTCTTAACGTCACTGTTACTTTAACTCAAACGAGTGCATAATGCAGCGTCTATTACAATTTTTTGAATGCGATCATCTTCCATATAATCTTAAAGAAGTGGCAACACATTTTAAGGTAATGGCTTATACTTTATGCCAGAATTTACCACATAACGCAGAAAGTACGGTAGCTTTACGCAAACTACTCGAAGCCAAAGATTGTGCAGTAAGATCATTAATATACAAGGAATGATATGGCAATCCGAAACATCAAAGTAGGAGAGACAGATACTGAGTTACTGCGAGCCTACTTTGATGTTAGGCTACTTGACTTAGTAAGTCCTGCTCTTTCTGAAGCTGGTGGCCAACCCGAGTACAGCATAAATGGTGAAGCTTTTAACCCGAGTGGTATTACAACACTTACAGCTGTATCATACGGCCGCTACTACGCTTCAATCAGTTCAGCACTACTTAATAATCCTGGCGACGTTATTCGCACTCGCTATAAGTCTTCTGTTACGACGGAAGCCTTCGGCGATACCTTCTTGGTTGTGGCAAGCGATTCAACTTTGCCAGATGATGCTATTAGCTTCAGTTATTATGGGAACGTCAATGGTGGTGATGTATTTTTTAGTAATTCGCTAAAAGGCAAAAAGTGGAAAGCTAGTAGCGTAGACAATAAAAGTAAAGCGTTAGTAGACGCTACAAGAATAATTGATAGGTTAAATTTTTCCGGAGAAAAAGCCAGTAGCTTACAAGTACTACAATTCCCCAGGAAAAATACTTACACAGACCCTATCACAAGTGAAGTGACAACAACGACAGATGTAAATGTTCCTGATGATATTAAATTTGCCACATACATAATAGCAGATAGACTATTAGATGGTTGGGATCCAGATATTGAAGCCGATAATTTATCACATCAAAGCCATAAATATTCATCAGTAACGACAAATTACAATAGAGAGTATATACCGGAACATATGAGAGCTGGGATACCCAGTGCTTCAGCTTGGAATTATATAAGACCTTATGTACGAGATCCGCAAGAGATTTCATTTACGAGGTTGTAGTGTACAAAGTAAGCCAACGAGAACGAAATATTTCAATAGTTCGCGTTGACTATAAAAATGAGCTTGATCAAAGATTTTTACTAACAGGTGATAGGCATTGGGATAACCCAAGATCTGATTGGATAAAGCAGAAAAAGCATTTAGATCAAGCTAAAAGGTATGGGGCAGGTGTCATAGATATTGGTGATTTCTTCTGTGCCATGCAAGGCAAGTTCGATAAAAGAGCAAATAAGGCATCAATAAGATCCATACATCAAGTTGATGATTATTTAGACTCTTTAGTTAAAACCGCAACGACATGGTTCAAACCTTATGCCAAACAATTTATAATGATTGGTATGGGTAATCATGAAACATCGATTTTGAAAAAGCACGAAGTTAATTTAACCAGTAATCTAGTTAAAGAACTTAATAGAGAAACAAACTCAAAAATCTATAACGGAGGCTATTCCGGTTGGATAGTTTTTGAGTTCCATAATATTAAAACAAAAAAGACGCAACATATAAGATTGTGGTATATACACGGTTATGGTGGCGGTGGCCCAGTAACTAGAGGTGTTATACAATCTAATAGAAAAGCTGTATATTTACCAGATGCTCAAATCGTGTTATCTGGTCATACGCATGACGAGTGGATTGTTCCAATTAGTAGGACTCGAATAGACAGTAATCATAATCATTATGATGATGAACAAATACACGTTCAAGTTCCTACCTATAAAGACGAGTACAGTGACGGCTTTGGCGGTTGGCATATTGAAACAGGCAAGCCGCCAAAGCCTACTGGTGCCTTGTGGTTGAGTTTCTACAACGACGCAGATCAAATTTATTTTAATTTGCTGCGTGCAAAGTAACCGTGAGCTTTGCAAATCAATTAACAGTCACGGGTTAAAGGATTGATTATGCGGTATTCTAATTTCGAGCTCTCGGCTTCTTGGATCCTTGTCTATGATGGTGAGGAAGGCCAGAACAATGAAGGCCAGAACAATGAAGGCCTGAATGATGATAGCGAAAAGAAGGAAGAGAAAAAAGAAGATAGGAATAAAGTATTTACACAAGAACAAGTAAATAAGATGTTGGCAGAGGATCGCCGAAAACATCAAAAACAAGTTGAAGTCACTGTCGCAGAGCTTGAAAGGTTCAAGAAATCTAAAGGCCTTTCCGATAAGGAAAAGACCGAACTCCAAGGACGTATCGAAGAGTTAAATAACTCGCTTCTTACTAAAGAAGAGCTTGCTCGTAAAGAGCAAGAAAAGCTCAGGAATGAGCATAAGAGCATCCTTGAAAAAGTCTCTGGCGAGCGAGATTCTTGGCAGAATCGATTCGTCAGTGCAACCATTACTCGCTCCATTATGGACGAGGCTGTTAGGGCTGAAGCTTTCAACCCTACTCAAATTGTTACCATTCTAAAAGGTAATACTCGCTTAGTCGAGGTGTTAGATTCTGAAGGCAATCCAGTTCCTGATGAGTTTGTCGCTAAAGTTCGCTTTAACGATACTGATAAGGAAGGAAAGCCTGTTACTCTGGATCTCACAATCCAAGAGGCTCTTAAGCGGATGAAGGATAGAGCCGATGAATACGGCAATCTATTCAAGTCCGGTGTTGCTGGAGGCATTGGAGCTTCTGGCAATCGTGGTGCTGGTGGACGAACAATTGATCCTAAGACTGCAACTCCTGAGCAATGGCGAAAAATGCGTAAGGAGATGGGTCTTGGACGTAAAGGGTAAAAATTTAAAATGAATACGTTCATTCTTGCTAATGCTGTCATCAACGTTTACTCGAACGATGTCGATGCTCTTATCCCAGAAATGTGGGCTAACGAGTCTTTGGTTATTCTCGAAGAGCACATGGTTGTTGCCAACCTTGTGCATCGAGATTTCAGGGACGAGTTCGCTAAGTTTGGCGATATCGTTCATACTCGCCGCCCTGGTGAGTTCAGTGCAAAGCGTAAGGTTACTACTGATAGCGTTACCGTTCAGGACGCTACCAGCACTGACGTGCAGGTCAAGCTCGATCAGCACGTTCACGTTTCGTTCATGATCATGGACGGCGAAGAATCTTACGCTTTCAAGGATCTGGTCGAAATCTATCTTAAGCCAGCCGTTCTGGCTCAGGCTCGATTCGTTGATAAGGTCGTGCTTGGCCAGTACAGTCAGTTCCTGGCTAATACTTACGGCTCGCTTGGTGGTCTTTCGAGCTCCAATGTTAAGGATCGTATCCTTAACACTCGTAACATCATGAACATCAATAAGGCTTACCCTGAAGGGCGTAACCTGATTTGGTGCCCAAGCGGCGAAACCATCGCCCTTAGCCTGTCTGAGTTCACGAATGCTCAGGACACTGGTGACGATGGTACAGCTCAGGCTGAGGCTTTCCTCGGCCGTAAGTTTGGCTTCAGTAACTATATGTGCCAGAATATGGCAGATATTGCTACTGGTAACACGACGAGCACTGGTGCTATCAACAATAGCTCCGGCTATGCTAAGGGCACGACAAGTGCTCTGACTGTTGACGGTATCACTGGTGCTATCGCGACTGGGACATGGCTCAAGATTGCTGGCGATGATCGCCCCAATCAGGTTACGGCTCATAGCGAAACGCTGAGCAATACAACCAGTATTACTCTCCGTTATCCGTTGGGTGCAGCTGTTGTTAACGATGCTGTTATCACTTTCTACACTCCGGGTGCCGTTAACTTAGGAGCTGGTTACGCTGCTGGTTGGACAAAGCCGATCGTTATTGACGGCTTCACGGTTGCTCCTAAGACTGGCCAGATCGTGTCTTTCGGAGCTTCTGGCTCGGCTGCCATTTACACGGTCATGGAAGCTACTACAACTAGCCTCCTCCTGGATCGTGCTCTGGAAGCTGCTATTGCTGACGATGCTCCTGTGAATATCGGTCCGGCTGGCCAGTATAACTTTGCTTTCCACCGAGACGCTGTTGCTCTGGTGGTCCGTCCTCTCAACATGCCCCGAGCAGGTGTTGGTGCGGCTTCTGCTGTCATCAATAACAATGGCCTTTCCATGCGTGCGACCATTACTTATAATGGTTCTTCGCAGGGTCACTTGGTTACTCTTGACATGCTCATGGGTGTCAAGGTGCTGGACACGAATCTTGGGGCTGTGCTCCTTGGTTAATTTCTTTCCAGGGAGCCATCTACTAGATGGCTCCCTGGTTTTTGAAGCCAGGAGTTAATTATGGACTTTTGGTCAGCAGTTGAACGTGTTGGAGCTCCTATAGTCGGCACTGGACTTTTAGGTGCCGGTTTCTGGTTGACTCTTGTCTGGCTCGCTAAAGAAATAGTGAAGCCTATTGCTAAAAGCCATATCGAGATGGTTGAAGAGAGCAAGAAAACAAACAAGATAAATGCCAGAGTTCTTAAAAGAGTTTCTAAAATCCTGGATATTAAGAATGCAAAGCTTGAAGCTCTTGAAGCTACAAGTGAAAAAATTTTAGTATTAGTCGAAAAAAATAATCAAATATTAACAAAAGACGAGGCTTAAAATGAATAACCTGGTCTTGTTACGCCGAGTTTTATATCAATTAAAAATGGATTTTGGATATTCCGGAGCACTCTATAGAATAACTCCTGGCACAACAAATTTAGAATCGGGTAGTAAATCCATTACCCGAGTCAAATACGCTATTGATCGATGTGTCGTTATACCTTTTAAAGCTGAATCTTTAGGCTTCTACGGTTCAGCTCTTTTAAAATCTGCCAGAGAATTTTCTTACGGTGGTTTTCAAGATCAGGATCTTAAGCACGTTTTAATAGATGGTAATGATCTTCCTGCCGGATTTGAAATCCGGCAGGATGATTACTTCGTGTATCAACATAAGAAATTTGAAATTGTTAAAATAGAGCTTATAGAACAAGATCTTGGCTATCAACTTCTCGTAAATCACCTTAGAGGCTCTATACCGAACGAAGTTCATGAAGCCATAGTTCACCAGACCCTGAGACTCTCACAATCAGGAATAGGAGAACTTTAAATGGCCGTAGATAAAAACTGGGCTCGATGGATTTTTGCATCATTCACAAAGCATTTTGATTCAAAAAGAGAAGGAATCACTCTCTTCATTGAAGGCGATGATGCAAAAACTGCGGACCTTTCAGATTATTTCGAGTTCAGATTAAATGGTCCGTACTTATGGGAAAGAAGTAAAAATTGGTGGGAAATTCAAGTCACAATCAATATCTTAGTAGTGCATAAAAGGAACGATAATAGTATACACACCTTACATACCAACGTCGGTATTATGATGGCTGCTTTTGAAAAAGCCATCAAAATGTATAAATTTGGTACAGGTGTGGACGATGATGAATCCATGTTAGGGTGTATGCAAATAATCACCGATAAAGATAATCCTAGCCCACAAGTTGACCATTTAGGTCAAGTTAATCCAGACGTCAAAGAGATGCAATCAATGGTGCAAGCCAGTTATTGCATGTACTTAGAGGTGTAACAGATGGCACAGATCGATCTGAAAAATTGCGATATTTACATTGAAGATGGTTACGATGGTACAATCACTGGCTCAATGCTAGTGAATAACGGTGCTGGATACGCTAGCGGCGTGGCCACAATGGCTGTTGACGGTAGTACTGGAACTGTCACTGTTGGTGACAGGTTCACTGTTGCTGGAGACACCACCGGGTTGGTTCACACAATCACATCCTCATCTGCGACATTAGGTAATACTACGAGTATTACTTTTACTCCGGCTCTTGGAGCTAGTGTTGTCGATGATGCTGCTATTACTTTCTTAAGTCACCAACTGCAAATCAAAGTTGGTGAAGGTAATATGCAGTGGACCGAGAAGCGTTCGATCCAATATACAAAGGATCGTGGAACTCTTGACACTGTTAAGCTTGGCGATGAAGAACCAGTGGAAGTGAAACTTGATTTCACTTGGGTCTTCTTAAAGGCCGATACTGGCGAGACTCCGAGTATTGAAGACGTTCTCAAGAAACGTGGTGAGGCTTCTGCCTGGGTCTCTAGTTCGGCAGATCCTTGCGAGCCTTATGCAGTTGATATCGTGGTGGTATACACGCCGCCTTGCGACAACGTTGATAAGGAAATTTATCGTCTCCAAGACTTCCGTTACGAAGACCTTGGCCATGATCTTAAGCAGGGTCAAGTGAGCGTTTCCGGTAAGTGCAATATCACAGAGCCGACCACAACACGAGCTGCAACTTACCCATCCTAAGGAGCATTAAGTGGCTCAACTTGATCTTAAAAACTGTGACATCTATATTGAAGATGGACACGACGGTTCTGTTACAGGCACAACATTAGTCAATCATAAGCTCGCAGATCCAACATCTGCACCAACAGTTTCAGCAACTGGTGGTGGGGCTAGTGGTGGATCGCTGGCTGCGGGCACATACCTTATCTCTTACACACTTGTCACAGCTTACGGTGAAACTCTTAGGAGTTCAGCTACTAGCGGTATTGTTGTCTCTTCCGGTAACATTCCGCGTGTAACTTTCCCTGCACTACCTACAGGTGCAGTTAGTCGTAAGCTCTATATTAGCACAGATGGTGGTGGAGCAGGTACTCAAACATTGTATGCTTCGGGAATCACAACCCTGACATACGATATGTCTATCGCTGCTCCCGGATCTGGTGCCTTTCCTACTGTTAGCACAGCATCACTTGACTATGCTGCGGCTACAACGACTATGCTGGTGGACGGCTCTACAGGGGCTGTTGTTACTGGCGATCGTTTCTGGGTTGATGGCGATCCTGGCGTTGCACACACTGTGACAGCACACAGTGAAACGCTAAGTAATACTACAAGTATTACTTTCACGCCTGCGTTAGGTGATACTGTTGCTGATGATGCTACGATCCATTGGTTGCCAAATCAATTACATATCCGTGTTGGTGAAGGCAATGTCCAATGGACCGAGAAGCGATCGATACAGTATACAAAAGATCGAGGCACACTCGATACTGTTAAGCTTGGAGACGAAGAGCCTGTTGAAGTGAAACTTGATTTCACTTGGGTCTTCCTTCGTGCTGACACAGGTGAAGCTCCCAGTATTGAAGATGCACTGAAAAAGCGGGGCGAAGCTTCTGACTGGATATCTAGTTCGGCAGATCTTTGCGAGCCTTACGCTGTAGATATTGTTATCGTCTATACGCCACCTTGCAGCGATATAGATAAGGAAATTTATCGTCTCCAAGATTTCCGCTATGAAGATCTTGGGCACGATCTCAAGCAAGGACAAGTGAGTGTTTCTGGTAAGTGTAATATTACTGAACCTACAACAACTCGTAGCGGCGTCTATCCGTTCTAATGAGGATTTATGAAGCTTAAAGGTAAAAAGATTGCAGGAGCCAATTATGAATGGATCATCATCCCTCGCCCGGATGGTGATCTAGTTTTCAAAGCTCAAGCTGTATTAGACATGAAGCCTTTTACAGATACAGTTCAAGAGCCAAAGCCACCTAAAGTCTTACTTCCCGGTGGCGAAAGACGTGAAGAGTATAACGATACACGTTATAAAGAAGCTATTAAGCAATATCAAGAAATGCGTTATGCTTACATGATATTGAAATCTCTCGAAGTTACTCCAGAATTGGAGTGGGAGACTGTAGATATCAATAAGCCAGAAACTTGGTTAAATTGGCAAACTGAACTTAAAGCCTCCGGATTTAATAGTACAGAAATTAATATTATTCAGTATGGAGTTGCTTCTGCAAATTGCCTTAATCAAGATAAGCTTGATGAGGCAAGAAATCGTTTTTTACTTTCAATGGAGCAGGAGTCCTTAAGTGCGTGATTCCTGATGGTAGGACAATGGAATACTCTATTTGGCGTAGCTGCGAGCGTTTTGGCATAAGACCACCGGATGTGGAAACTGATTGGAATAGCTGTAACGTGCAAACACAAGCAATGTTACTGTCTTACGATCAGATTAGACAAATCGAAGAAGCAAAGCAACTTGGAGTATTCTAATGCCACTATTTACAGCAACTGCTGAACTATGGACTTTACACAGCGGTAAAGCTGTAGATAAGTCTCTTGATAGATTTTTACTTCAAGAGATGCGAGGGGCGTTAAAAGCTTTCTTAAGAGCCTGTCTTCCTAGAATTCCTATGAGGACAGGCTTCTTAAGAAGTGCTTTTAAGCCTCTTAAAAGAGCTTACGGTAGAAACAATAAAAACGACTTAAATCCTGCACTCTCAGCATTACTTAATAGTGCCTCTTTAGAAGGGGAAGAACCAGGAACAGCTGCAAAAGAAGTTTTTGAGCATTTAACAAGATATAGAGCTAAGCCAAAAGAAGAAGATCCAAAAAAGGATCCTAGAAATAAAAGACCACCAATCAGTCCTTCAGGCCAAGAAGCTCAAAGACGACAGTATCAACGAGAAGTTAGAGCCTCATTGAAAAAGTACCGAAAAAATAAAACAACAGAAAAAAGATTAAAGAATCTGAGATTCAACGAATATTATTACTACGCTAAAAAGCAAAGAGTTTTAAAAACAACTGCAAATGCTCTTAAATTTGTTAACCCTAAAGATATTGGTGATGTTTTCAAAATATCGGGAACAACTTGTAAAATCAATTTCGATATAGGTATCAGTTACTATAGAATCAATGATTTTTATTCTAGAATCATAGGTGCTCCTTGGCGTAGTCTTGATGCTGGATTCCAAGCATCATTGAATTATTTAGAAAAAGCGGCGTCAAGGTATCCATATATCACAGAAATTTTAACATCACAATTCATTTATTTAAAAGGTTCACAAGTCGGTAAGGGTGGGACAAATACTGCTGCAAGTTATCGTCGTAGATTTGGCACTCCTTTACTCCCTGTTGGTAATATTCGCGGAGCCAAAATGACTCCTTATCCTGGATCTGGCTCAAAGTCCAATTTAACACTCTAAGGAGATTCAGGTGGCTCAGATAATTCAAATCGGTATGGATGTTACTGATGTTAAATCAGCATCCAACGAACTTATAGAAGCATTACAAAAGAATTCATCGACAGTTGAAAGCCTCTTTAGAAAAATGGCGATAGCCAATAAAGAGGGTGAAATCGTTAAGCAAGTCTTCGGTGGAATAACTGCCGAAGGTGATAAAGTTGAAGCAACTTTAAAGAAAGTTGCAACAGGTTGGGAAGTTTTAAACACAAAAGTTGTTAAAGCTGCCAGATCTATTAAAGAAGCTAAAGACGCTGGTGCAGTAGCTGCGACTGCCGCTAAAGGCAGTCAAGTCGAATCTATCTTAGATCAAAGTTTTAATACGGGTAGAGGCTTACCTTCTGGTAGTTTGAATACAGTAGATTCAGCTATACAACGTATTAAAGATCTAGTAGCAAGCGGTAAAGTTGAACTTGATTCTTTTCAACGAATATTAGATCAGTTCAGCAAAGACCCTAAAGCTCTGTTTCCAGGATTAACAGCCGAAGAAGCTAAGATTGTCAGGGCCTTACGCTCTATACAAAATCAAATAGATCGTACAGCAGATGCTAGAGAAAAAGCCGCTAAGAAAGTTGTTGCAGCAGCAAAAGAGGAGGAGAACGCTCAGAAGAGACTTGTTGATGCTGCAATCAAAAAGAATCAACAACAAGCTCAAAGTCGAGAAGTAGGGGAAGTCTTAAAATCTAATTTTAAATTTGAAGATGTCAACCCTGCTAAGATTTCTCAAGTTGAAGCTGCAATTGCTAGAGTTAAAGCCATTGTTTCTTCAGGTGCTGTCAGCGTTCAGCGTTTTGCTGAAATTTTAGCGACAGTTAAAGCAGATCCTAAGAAAGTTATTCCGGATCTTACAACTGATGAACAAAGATTGACAAATAGTCTTAGAACTATTATAGAAGGCTTCAAGAAAACTGATAAAGCAGTAGCTGAAACAAAAAGCATCTTTATCAGTCTTGGCGGTGTTTTAAGATTACTTGAAGCTCAATTATTGAAGCGTATTTTTGCGACATTTGAAGGTGAGATTATAGCATCAGTTGCAGCAGCTCAAAAATTCATGCTGCAAATTGCTGAGATCAGAACTATCTCGCAAGATGCACAATTATCGACACAACGATGGTCCAGCAGTATTACAGAACTTTCTAATGCTTTTGGTAGAACTCAATCTGACGTTGCAGAAGCAGCTTATCAAACATTATCGAACCAGGTAGCTAAAGGTGCAGAATCTTTTAAGTTCTTAGAATCTGCTTTAGGCTTCTCGCAAGCTAGTGTTAGTACAGCTACAGATTCCGTGAACTTACTTTCTGGTGCTTTAAAGAGTTTCCAGTTACCTTTAGCTGATACTGAACGTATTGCAGCCATCTTATTTAAGACGATTGAATTAGGTCGTGTTAGAGCACGCGAAATGGCTGATACGTTTGGACGTGTCGGTACAATTGCTTCCGATGCAGGTGTCAAGCTAGAAGAAGTATCTGCTGCTATTGCAGTATTAACAAATCGCGGTATTAAATTTAACGACTCTAGCACACTTATTCAAAATATTCTTTTAAAGCTTATCCGTCCTACAGATGAGATGAAGAAGCTTTTTGAAGAGTGGGGTGTTTCTAGCGGTACGGCAGCTATTGCTACTTTTGGATTTGCTGGAGTATTACAGAAATTAGATCAAGAAGCAGCTAAAGGTACTGGTAGGATTGGTGACTTGCTCGGACAGATTCGAGCTATTCGAGGAACTGTCGGTCTTACTGGTGGGGCCTTTAATGACTTCCAAGATTCTTTAAGAAAGATCACAGGAGCTCAAAAAGAGTACGAGAACGCTAAAAAAGAAGTTCAAGAATCTCCGGGACAAAGAGCTGCCCAACAGATGATTCAACTTCGCAATTATTTTGAGCAAGATTTTGGTGAGCCGTTCTTAAAAGGATTAGTACGTATTGTTGAAGGTATGGGTGGTGCAGCCAATGCTGCTAAAGGCTTATTAGCTACTATCCAATTAACTATTGGTGGGTATATTGCTTATCGAGGTGTTTTAATAGCTCTACACCCGGCAATGCAAACTGAAATAGCTCTAACTGCTGCATCTTCTTTGGCTAAGCGAACGCTGACAGCAACTACTACAGCTCTAAGTGTAGCTTACACTTATTTAAGCACAACTTCTTTTCCTGCTATGTTAACAGGATTAGGGGCTGTAACAAAAGCAGCATTAGCTGCTGCTACACCAGTTGCCGCTTTAGCTATAGCTTTTGGGGGAAGCTATTATGTTGGAGATAAAATCTTTAGTAAGCAGCTTGATGCTTTAGACAATGTGATTTCAAAATCTAAACAAGCATCTATAGAAGCTGAAAAAGTTCGTAAAGGTATTGGTGAACTTGAAGAAAAAGGTGTAAGTCAAACAACTGAAAAGGTTAAAGAAGAGTATAAGAAAAGATTCCAAACTGTTTTAACTTTCTCTACGAACGTTTTGAAAGAAGCTAATAGACTTAAGGTTGTAGCTACAGATAATCTGAAAGCTATAACTGAGAATCTTAAAACAAGTTCTGGTACATATTTTGAAAGTCTTCGTCGTAATGTTTCTAGATTCAATGAAGAAGCTAACAGAGCTAAGTCTGAGATCCGTCAAAGTTTGAGAGAATCTGAAGATCTACCAAGACGTGGCTCTAATGCAATTTTTAACGAAAAATTAAAATTTGCAAGTCCTGGCAATCAAGACAATTTTACAGGATTTATAGCTAACGATCAACAGATCGAATTATTAAAAGCAAGAATTCTACAACTAGCTGCACAAGCTAGAGAAGAGTTTGCTAAAGGCACTAAAGAAGGTGCTGAAGAAGGTCGAAAACTATTTAACGATGTTCAACAGTTACAGTCTCAATTATTCCAGAAACAAACTGAGAATGAAAGAAAACAGTTTGAGTTCCGGGTAAAACAAGGACAAGTAGCACCAACAATTGGCCCTGACGGTCAAGCTCGTTACGAGTTCACAGTTAGAACAAAAGATATTGAATCTCAGATAAATTCTCTGACACAAGAACGATTAGCTTTAGAAGAGCAATATCGTCAAGTACAGAGCGATAAGCAAAAACAGCAAGAGTCGCTTGCAGCTAAAGAACGTGAACGTATACGTCTTCTGCAACAACAATTTATGCTTCTTGAGAAGATTGATGTCTTCAATAAAGAAGGTAAATTAAAGAATGAGTATAAAGGCCCTGAAGGTACTGAACGTGCTTTACGCGAGTTTGAAACTCGACGTAAAAAGATATTAGAATTAGCTTCCCAAGATTCAGATCCTGGAAGAGGATTCCAAGTCTTTATCGATTTGCAAAAGCAAAGAGATAGCATTATCAATCAAATACGAACAGCACAAAATGTTGAATCTGCTCAAAAGATTCAAGAAGGTGCTGGACGAGATATTCAAAATATTGAAAACTTAGCGACTAAAGCTCAAGAAAAGATTAGGCAAGAAACTACTGAAATAGATAGACTACTCAGTGGTGTTAATCGTCAAATAGATGTCTTTAAAGCCAGTCTTGATAAGCCTATTAAGATAGATGGTATAAGAACCGATAAAGAATCTGAACCAGCTCGCAATAAAGCCTTAGAAAAAGTTGACGATTTAAAAGCTGCAAGAGATGCATTTAACGCCTCTGGTGGACGTACTGTTGAAAACGCTAACAAAGTACGTCAAGCTATTGAAGCTCTTAACGCTGCAACATTGGAATATATTAGATTACGTAATCTTGGAAGTCCAGATAAAATATCTTTTGGTGCAGATAAAGGTAGATCTGTAAAAGATCAGATAGGACTATCTACAGGTGTTGGTCAAGATTTAGTTACAGCTGCTACAAGTATAGAGCAAACTAAAAACAAATTAGATGCTGCTTTAAATACGGCCGCTAATTTGGATCAACGCCTAAAAAATGTCCCCGGTGCTTTAAGGGCTATGGCTGAAGCATCTATTAATTCAACACCTGTTGTACAATCTAATTTTCAAACTTTAGCTAATGCAGCCGCAAATTATGCTAATGAACTTGAACGTATAAATAATGCTCTTAATAATCAACCAGGGCTAAATCCTATAGATGCTTTACCAAACGTACCGGCTGAAGGTCGTATGTTTGGCGGTAAGCCTCCAGAGTATATGAAATATGGCGGTTTTGTTAATTTCGTGCCGAGAGGTAGCGATAACGTGCCTGCCATGTTGAGTAAAAAAGAATATGTAATGAATGAAGATGCAACCAAAATGTTTGCACCTTTACTTAGAGCTATGAATTCTGGCGGTATGCCTAAGTATATGAATAACGGTGGCCCCGTTACAAATGTTGGCGATATAACTGTTAATGTGTCTGGCGGTCAAACTGACGGACAATCGTTGAGAAACATTGCACAAGGTCTACGTCGCGGTATCCGGCGTGGTACAATAAATTTAGGATAAAAGATGAATAAAATCGTACTTGAAAATGGTTCCATGTTTCTTAAGATGCAAGAGCGTCCTAAAGGACAAAAGCTGGATCTTAGAGGTCGATTTGATATCGATCATTTTCGTGAAGGTAAATTCTACGACCATTATACAATTTTTAATGATATCGTAAATCAAGGCAAGAACCTTCTTTTCGATGTCATGTTCAACGATGAAACGCAAGTTGCTAATTCCAGTTGGTATATTGGTCTTATCAACTTGACAAGTTACAGTGCATTAGCTGCTACAGACGTGATGAATAGTCACGGTGGCTGGACAGAGTTCACAAGCTATAGCCAATCCAATCGCGTGGCTTGGGGCTCTGACGCTGCGGCTTCTCAATCTGTGACTAATGGTACTCCTGCTACTTTTGACGTGTCTTCTAGTGGCACGGTTAAGGGTATCTTTATCACCAGTAACAATACTAAAGGTGGAACGACTGGCTATCTTTGGTCTACAGCTCTGTTTACTGCCGACGTTCCGGTAGTCAATGGAGACCAGTTGAAAGTTACTTACACGCTGAATGCGTAAATAAAAATAGGCGAGCCGGGCACTCGCTCGGCTCGCCTATTTTGCTTTCTGGAGTCAAAATGAAAGTTAAAGTATCAGGTAGTGTTGTTTCCTATAATTGTCCAGGCTGTCGCATAGAGCATGAAATCAGTTCAAAGATTTGGGAATGGAATGGCGATTTAGATAGGCCAACATTTTCACCGTCAATTTTAGCTGAAGGTTATAGTCGGCGTGGTGAAATTATTCATTGTCACCATTATGTTAAAGAAGGTAAAATCGAATTCTTAAATGACTGTCATCACGATCTTCGTGGACAAACATTAGATCTGGAGGATATCGATGGCAGTGTACGAATTGAAGGTGGTACAGTTTCTAGCTCTTGATCAGGGAAATTCAAAATATTTCCCAACAAGTCTTTTCGTTGATCAAGTTTTAGTTTTAACGGATAGTGCAAAAAACTATAGACAGTTTTTAAGCGTCGCAAATTTTTTACATTTATCTCAAAACGTCTCTGTAAGAAAATCTATCAACAATATTTCAGTTACTCAGTTTTTAGACCTGCATCAAGGCGGGCATAAGTCAGCTGGCCAACAAGATATTGTTCAGTATTTGATTATAGGTCAAGTAGCTAAAGTTGTTGAGTATGAGCAAATTACTCATACTTTAGATATTGAACAATCAGTAACAGTACATAATTGTAAAGCTGCAATACAAACAATAACATTTACACAAGAAGCAACTTACACGGTTATAAGAAATATAGAAATAATTCAAACTTTAGTTATATCTTCTTACGGTGTCGGTATTATAGAAGATTATGACAAATACTATATAACACTTCCAACATTGACAGGGCCTAATGCACCGGAGTGTTCATAATGATTACTTTGACTTACGGACTAAATAGTGTAACACTGAGAAATCCAGATTTTAATGACAAAGAGTCTGTAGAGATACGTAGAATAAATAGGAAAACTAGAGGTGGTGATTTAGTAATTTTTCGTGATAGCAATTGGCCTAAGTTTGTGACGTATACTTGGAAGTTCAGCTATTTAACTCAAAACGATTTGTACAATCTTTTAACCTTTATGAGAAATAGCTTAGGTCAAAAAATAACTATACTAGATTATGAAGGTCGGACTTTAAACAACTGTATTATAACAACTCCGGCTGACGAAGTCTCCCAAGAAGGTGTGGAAGACTATCAGGCTGGCTTCTCATTTCAGGTGGACTTGTGAGAACTATATCAACAGCCAGTCTTACAAAGCTACAGCAAAAAACTGGAACAGAGCCTATCTGTTTAGTTGAGATTGAATGGAATACAAACTCGACTAAAATTTATGGAGATAAAACTTTTGAGGGGATTGAAGGGAGAATTTTAAGTATCTCAGCTTTTGATGATGTTCTTAATGTCAGCAAAAGCGGTACGTCACAAAATGTTACCGTCACATTAGATGATAGTGACGGACAGATGAAACAATATTTTAACAATGTAGATATACATCGCAAGAAAGTAACAATTTATCAATGGTTTTCAGGCATACCTATAACAGATAAGTTTGTTCTTTTTTCTGGTATAATCGCCTCACCTGTAATATGGAAAGAGTCAGATAGAACATTAACTTTTTCAGTGATTTCGCAAGCTTCGGATATTGAAGTTGGATTCTCACCAGAAGAAGGACAGTTTTCTAATCTACCTCAAGATCAGATAGGCAAAGTCTGGCCGTTAATTTTTGGCACTGTTTTAAAATTACCGGCTACACGAATAGATGATATCCCTTATAAAGATCGTCAAGGCGATGCCGCAGACTCTACGACAACTGACGATCACGGTATTGAAGATCCCTCTATTGAACCACATATTGCAGATCAGGTTAAGCAATCTGATTACGCTGCATCTCTAGCACAAATCTATTTATTAGGTTATCTGCAAGCTTCTTATACTGCAAGAAAACTTGGAGAGTTGGACGATCTCGCATCTATTGAAGAAGGTACTGGATACTATAGTGGATTGGCTAAACAATATTTAGATCAAGGCAATAAATATCTTTTGCAAGCTCAAAAGATCAAAGATAATAATGATGCACTTCAAACAATTTTAAACAAACAGAAAACTTATAATAAAAATGTTATAGGTGTTACTAACGGATCAGTTTTCCGTCAAGGAGTTGAACGTAATTATAGAATAGGATCTGGAACGTATCGAGGATATTTTCTTGGCGATTCTTTCCATATCACTTCAACTGAACACCCAGAGACTGAGAAATATAAAAACATTGAACCGCCAGAAGCAGGCTCTGAAGATCCACCACTCTATATAGCTAGAGATAAATTCTTCTGGAATCCTGCCGGTCAAAGACTTATCCTTGGATTAGTTGCCGGGGATGTTGATGAAGAACCTGATTATATTAGATACATTGTAGCTGCCACAATCCAAGTTACAGTGAAACTTGTTTACGCTTACAGAGATTATGGTGGCATAAAACAATTATCTCTAGTTCCTACAAATCTATATTATACGACACAATGCAGTTTTGGCACATTACCAGTAACAATGATTGTAGTGCCTAACGCATTGTCTTCGCTAAACGATGCTAATGGTGATAGTCTCGGCTGGGATGATGAACTATATGTAACATGCACAAGCCCAATAGGGCCAAATACTGTAACAATTATTAAATGGCTTATTGATACGTATTCAGATCATACTTATGATACAACTAGCTTCAATGAAGTTCAAAGTCTACTAGCTGCCTATCCTTCTAATTTTGCTTTATTAGACCGACCAAATGTTATAAGTCTTATCCAAGATATTGCTTATCAATCACGTTGTATTGTTTGGTTGAAAAACAATGTCTTTCATATTAAATATTTATCTAAGAAATCAACAGCAGTTACAACTATAACAGAATCTGACATTATAGAACAGACATTAGAAGTTTCTTATACTGAGACAGAAGATCTTATAACCAAAGTAAAAGCAGCTTGGAAATCAGATTATAAGCAAAACAATAATAACCTAGTAATCCTACGATACAATATTAAGTATTACGGATTACATGAAATGGAACGTAATTATTTTATTTACAATCAACAATTATTGGTCGAGAAATCGGCCGTTTTCTGGCTTATTCGGGACTCTAATACATTTAAAAGGGTCTCTTTTAAAGTACCAATTAAGTTTTTAAATATTGAAACTTTGGATACGGTTACTTTAAATTTTGCTAATAAATTTATAGCTAACACAGCTGTTGATTGTATTGTTGAATCTGCAATTTTAGATACGGCAGATTATACAATCCAGTTAACTTTATGGTGTCCAGTTCGTGCTGGTGAAATGACTGAATACCTGTTTGCATTTCCTGGCGGATTGGCTATACAGTATTTCTGGCCTACTGAAATAGATATTGAAACTGGTCGTGCTGGTGGTGGTAACGACGTAAGTTTCAATAATAATGTCAGAGAACCGACTACAGGTACGCCTGAACATGATAAGCCACTATCAGGCGATACAGGTAATGGCGGTTCAGTGCACGTCACTAGAAGACCACATACTTGGGGTACAGATCCGAGTCAATTTAGTGACGTGAATAATGTGTCGCCTGAAATATCTACAAGAATAGATGATACGCTTATTAGACCTGCACAGTCTAAGAAGCCTACAGGGACGGTCGAGTATCAATTAAATAAGAGTATCGTTAAAGATCAACCTATCACACCGTCCATGCTTACAACGGTCTTTCCTGCTAAGGTTGTAAGTGGCGGTCCTGGTGAAGGTCCTTATCAGTTAAAAGTATATACTGAAGGTACTGATAGAAAGTCTATCACAGTAGACGAAGCATGGGTTCTTCAAATAGACCCCGATGAAGAAGTTAGTGAAGGAACTTGGGTCTTTGCTAACCGTATAGTCTACAAAATCAAAAATGGGCAAGAGACTGTCGTTGAGTGGTACTTCCAAGTGCCTGTCTGGCTATGAAAAATATTTTAATTTTTCCGAAAAGAGGAAACCCTCCACCAGATCAACCGCCATATATAAGAGAGCCTGGAGATCCTTTTGTATTTCGTCTTCCTTTAGTGCAATGTAGACATAGAACTAAACAATCTGATTGTGGCGGTTGTAATGGATCTGGTGGACCTGACTGGTGTGACCATTACGAAAAGTTTGTTGATAGAGCTATATGTTTTACATGCACTAAAGAGGGCAAAAATGAAATACAGTCAGGCTGAAAGTGAAATCAAAAACGGAGATGTTCTGACTTTTGCCGGAGATTGGTTGGTATCGAAACTGATTAGATATTGGACAAAGCAAGAAGTGAGTCATGTAGGACTAGCTCTATGGCTTAGATTTGGCACAGAGACAGAAGATCGATTATGTGTTCTAGAAAGTATGGAACCAATCGGTACAAGAATTATACCTTTAAAACTAGCTTTGAAAAGCTCAAGTAAAGTATACTGGCAAAAATTAAAGTCTGAAGAACCTAACGAAATCTTAGGCTGGGCTATATCTCAATGGGGTAGAAAATATGCCTCTTGGGCTCAGTTTTTAAGTTTCATTTCACCAACGTTCAGGCGTACTAGAAAATTGTTAGGCTATCCGACAAAAGTTGGAACAGGTTTTCATTGTGCAGAATTTGTTTCTGAAGCTTTAAATTTTGGAAAATGTTTAGCGTTAAAAGAATCAGCGTTAATGTTTCCAGGCGACTTGTGGGATTATGACTGTTTAGATAAGCCAATATTATTGGAGCTGTAAATGGGTATCGAACAATTTGAAGCTTGTGAAATCCCAGAATACGACGCTGATGGCAATCCTAAAGTTTGGACAGGTCGAAAAATAACTTCTGGAACTTCAGCAGAATATTCAGGAGGTGGAGGAACGAATTGGATAATCAGATACCCTAAAGCTTGTGTTGGTATAAGTGCAGAACAGTTTGAAGCTTTAGGTGAAGACATACTTATAAAATTAAAACGTAAAGGCGTTATTGTATCAACAGGTTCACCTGGATTTCCTTACTCTATAGAAGAATTAAGAACTAGACCTTTAGGCGTGGGTATGCCTGTAGGTGGTGATGGGGATCTTAAAGATCCTACAAAATATGATAGCGGCGATCTTATAGTTTTTGTAGATAGAGATGAGTTTCTCGTATACTTAGACATTACACCAATAAGCGAAACTATAACAATAACAGTACCTCCAGGCTCAGATACTGATTGTTCGACTTATAGTGGTGGTAGTTTCGGAGGCACTGAAGCTTTAAGCTACGAAGAAACTTATTGGGCCGGAGATTCAGACGTTGAAATTAATGAAACATATGATACAGATAAAGAATTGGTAGATCCGCAGGTATTAAGATTTAATCGAATAAGATATGTGTTATTAACAGATGACGATAATGAACCAGTAGATTTGACGATCCAGAGAAAGATGATAACGTGCTTTCAACCTGAAGGTGGTATCAACTTTATTTCTGGTGAACCTCAAGAAACAGTTGTAGTTGGCAATACTCAAGCTACAATAGATAAAGTAAATGCCGCTCTAACTGGTATGTTACATGGCGATGTAGTTATCATGCATAAAGACGGGGATCAAGTCGCTGAGCTTTTAAGCTTCTTTGGTATTACATGAAAAAAAGCCACCAACAGAAATTAATCTGTTGGTGGCTTTTATTATTTAATGAAACCTTTACAGAGTAGTCTATACAACTCGGCAGTGGCTAAACAATCAGAAAGTGCTTCATAAGCATTATCATGAATAATACCTAATTGTGTAGTCATCCAACGTAGCGAGTTCTTCTGGAAAGGTACTCTTTCATTATGGAAATCAGCATGATCGTTCATAAATAACGATGCTGTCATTGTATCGCGATACAGAGGACTAAAATATTGTTCAAAAGATTCATGACCTAACCAGTCAATAATAAAACCACGATCAAATGGCCAATTCTGAGCAAGTGGAACGATTTGCTTATTAAACGGTAGCTCTAATTTTGCGAACCATTCATCAAATAAGTCTGCCGCCCTGTCAGGATCTAAGCCTTCAGTATTTGCCCGACAAATAGCTTCACGCTGTCTTCGATAGACTTTAGGATCTATATCATCGGGCCTTTTAAGCTTCATATTGCAATAAAAAGGAATAATCGTTTTATAAGGCTTTAGATCTTTATCTAAAGGTAAAATACAAATTTGATATATGTCATTAACGCCCGGTCTATTTCCAGTTGTTTCACAATCAACAACACACATTAAGTTGTTGTTGAGATGCATCATCCCATTACGTCTTGATGTTTTAAGATTGACGTCCGACATTACTTAGCTTCCTTAATCCATAAAACTTCTTTAGCCATCCCGCGTTTCATAGTTTCTTCTTTACCGGCTAAATTATTAGATTCAGTGAATCCTTGAGAGAGGGCTGTAGCTTGTATCATCCAGCTATATTTATAATCCCAAGGATATTTTTCATAAAGTTCATTATCGTAACCAGATAAGGCAACAAAACCATTTAACGTGAAAATGCGTTCAATAAGCTCTACGTGATCTTCTTTAGACATTTCACATTCATACATCCCCTTAGCGTACTCATAATACGGGGGATCTAAATACCAAACAAAATCAGAGTTATCGTAATCTTTAAGACACGTTCTCCAATCTTGATTTTCAATCTGACAGTTAAGAAGCCTTTTATGGCAATCAACAAAAAATTTAAGATTATTTTTAATCTTAGGACCAATTTGAGCTTTGCCTTTAATACATCTTCCAAAATTACGACCTTGAGAACCAAAAGAGCATGCCACCATATAATACCATCTAGCAGCACGTTCAACTTCGTCTTCGCAATTTTTCCAAGTATCGCGAGACCATATAAATTCTTCTCGTGAATGTAGGCAAAGATTAAGCCTATCTAATAAAGCGTTCATCTTACTAATATCACGTATACAGCGATAAAAACAAGTTACACCGCTATAACGGTCATTGAAAATTTCTAAAGACGATGCGTTCCTGGCTAAAAGAACAGCACCGCTACCACCAAACGGTTCACCGTAACCTGAACGATACGGTAGATGTGGTAAAATATTTTCTAAGCTTCGGCTTTTAGCTCCTGGATACCCAAAAGGTGCTCGCGTGTATTGTTCACGCACTTCTTCGTGGGAATCTAAAGCGTTTAACATTCCCAACAATTCTTTGCTCATTTTTATATTTTTCTATTACAGTGTTAAGGAAGCGGGCAATCGAACGATCACCCGCAAGATCTAAAATAATATCCCAGATAGAAATATCTACCTGTATACAGATATTAACCCAAGTATCAAACATCTCGTAATCAAAGTACGCCTGGAATTGAATCACTTGGTATAGACGGCTTTTTATCTCTTTCTTCACCCATCTGTCTAACTCCATTTGGAAATCCTTTCACAATCAAAATGGCATGCATTAAAATACGCATACCATGATAGCCGCTAACACTTTGAACCATATCCCAGAAGTTGATTCCAAGATCTTCGCAAATAGTAGCTAAATAATTGAACTTTGGATAAAGTTCAACTTCATTAAGTAACGGCAGTCTAGTTATATCTTCCTTGATTTTAGACTCGATCCACCACCTAACAGTAGGTGTGTTTTTATTTAGATCGCTAAGCGAGGTGTGCATGTTAAAACTTCCTCTACAACATGACTAACATCTGTGTAAAACTTCTGAAGATCTGTGTTAGTGATGACGAAATCCCATCCAGTATAATCAGATAGAGGATCATCTGCTGCGTCAGAAGTAGGTGCAATATTTGGACGATCGATTCTAACGACATAACCTCCAAGTTGTTTAATACGTTCAGCTTCATTAGGGAAACGCATATCGCTAACAAGTAAGAAATCGCAGCCATCAGTATTCTTTAATAGAAAGTCTAGCCAAGTATGGTCGTAAGCTGCATTTTTAACTTCGTTACCGAATGCAATCCAAATAGCTCTAGGAGATTTGCCTAGAGCTGGAAGAATTTCATCTTTTAATGATTGTCTACCATTTTCTTCATACCAGTGGCCAGGCATCATTCCCGCCCAACCGTAAAGTTGATAGCAAACGTCTTTCAGTTTGTCGGCGAAGCCCTTCTTCTGGGCGTTCCTGACTTTGTTCATGCTCCGAAGGTACGTCAGAGCGAACCTCGCCGCCGTGTCCTTCCCCACATACTTTCGATGTCCGAACGCAAGTATCTTCATAATTCACCGTTACAAATCTTTCGTCTTTACAACAATTTTTAAATTTACGACCAGAGCCGCAAGGACAATGACTATTACGATTAATACGCGAACCTTCATACTTTATAGACATCTTGCACCAATTTACCTTCCCTTACGACATATCGTAAGTTTGTGGGTTGTTGCTCTTCAAAGCTAACATTACCGATCCAAACTTCATTATTACTCATTCGTCCTTTAGCATAACGTGGAGGCAGTTCGCGTCCAACTCGAATAGCTGTCCACATATGCATTTGTTGTGGATCAAGCCATTCAAGAAATTTACTATAGAACTCGCTGAACTTAACACGGTATCCAGGAGTGTAATAAGTTTTCTCTTCAACAAACATTTCAAGAGGAGTTTTGTTAGCATGTTCAGCTAATGCTTTATCCTCAGTTGCAATACAAGGAATATTCAAACGATCATTGCTCGGTGGCAGCTCAAGACTTAAAAGCTCTGCAATAAAATCGGAACCTTCAGCCTCAAGCATAGGTAGAAATTGTTTCTTTGGAATCGTAGTTTTAGGATCCAAAGAATCAACCAAGATCATAGTAATACGAGTATCACCAGGAAAGACTGGACAAGCCAAATGGCTATTGGCACATTGCACCCAATGAGTTGTATTTTGAATTGAGTAAGGTTGCCTTAATTTCTTATGGATAGGCAATTGACGACCAGTTACCCAATCTTTAATACGATTATATGCAACTTGATTCTTTTGTAAATTTGTCTCCTCAACAACTGCGATAACAGAATTTTCTAGTTCACCGTTGAAACCGGACTGGCTTGTAAGAGCCGTATCTGCACGAACAACGCCACGAGTCATAAGCAAGGATACGGCTTCGTGGAATATGCTCTTACCACTATCTTGTGGTCCATAGAAAAAGATGTAAGGTAGTGGTTCTGTTGGTTCTTGAAAAATACTAGCGATCCAACATTTGAGCCAATCCGCACCTGTAAGAATACCGTTTGATTTGCACCACGCGTGATTCCTTACAGCCTCATTTAGACCTTGACCGCAATGCTGAAGAATCTTCATCCAGTTAGGATAATTTAACTGATCGCGATTAAGCGATGGCTTAAATCTCAACTGTGCTGCATTACGATTCCATTGCCTATTTTGCGGATATTCATCCTTGAAAGGACGATTAACAAGCCGCCAACACTGCTCAATGTTACTACCTAAAATGATAGCTACGTCTTTTGGTTGATAGCCCGCTCCTTGCAAATACACTTTAACGTGTTGAAACGGTTCACCATGCCAATCACCTTCAGACTTGATTACCCAACCAGCGTCGAGACCATCTTCGCCGACAAGATGCCGTAGACGTTCATCTAGCTTGAAGCTTTCAGACTCATCTGGCCCCATCGTACGAATATTAAAAATACGTTCAAACTTTTTGCCTTTAACAAGCCAACCTGGAAGTTGTGGACTATTTGAATCTTTTTCAATCTCCACAATCAATCTACCAGACTTGTGAAGCTTAAGAATAGCTGGCTTACCTAGCACCCACGCCGGTAGCGAAAGATCGGCACCTAAGAGGAGTGCTGCACTTTGTGCCGCGTCTGCCGTAGCGAACCAGAATCCACCTTCAGATCGCTCGATACCTTCATATATACGTGAGGCCCCACCCAGATCGGGTTCGCGATTGTATAAGCAACGAGTCCATCCCGCCCCGTCTTGCTCCCAGAATGGATGTTCGGCAACGCCAAGTGTGTAACGACGGACAGCCCAAGCACCTTTGGCGATTGGAAAAGCAAACGCATTATGATCGTAACCTTTCTCAGTACCAGTAGCATTAGTCTCAAACTTACCACGCAATCCAAGTTCAACGTGACATTCTTTCAATGCATGTGTATGCGTCACAAGCATATGGTGTTCGGCATCCCACCAAGAGCAAGATGAATAGTTTGTGAACAACCAATCCATCACTTTACGGTGTTCTGCATCTGGTTGCACCCGCAGACGTTGACCTGTCAATTCTTCAAAGACAGATTCAATATCTTGATGAACTTGAGATTGGCTTTCAATGAAGCGTGGTAAATTCTTCTGCCTACGCCCTGATACTACTTTTGTATAGTCTGCCCAATTTGATGGTACTGTAGCTGTTTGCGTGGCTTGTTTGATAATGGTTAGACCATTATTGTCTTTCATCTTTCGATGCCAGACCCACATATTACCGCCACAAATATCAACTTTAGATGAAAAATCAAAACCAGCAATACCTGAAAGTTGACTTAAGATTGCACGAGCTACGGCAGCATGTTCGTTATGATTGTTTGTCCGTATAGGTTCAAGAAAAACGTAAAGATGCAATCCTTTACCACCAGTTGATCGACGAATCGTAACTGTTGGAATATTAGCCAAAGAAACTTGTATGGCTTGTAACTCTTCCGGAGTAAGTTTCTTTGAATGTTTTTCAGAGTGGCCAACAATTGCATCAAAGTCAAAAGCCACCCATCGACTTATTTTGTTCTTCCAATCCCAACCTGTCATGCCTACGCCTTCCGCATGTGCGGATAGATCGTATGACATAGGCGTATCTTCAAACTCGGGCTCAGTATTAGCGTTACGTGGGATACGGATAGGCTTCCACACCTGCATACCATCAGTATATCCGTGCCACATTTTTCCCTTAAAATCACCTTCGATACGTTCACCTTGATCTTTAGCTACTGTAACCTGCACTTCCATATTTTCGTTGTACAGGCTTGCTAAATCAACTGGTGCAAAATTGTTAAGAAACGCTTTAATGGCTTGTGTCTTCATAACTTGCGACATACAATCTCCGATAGGTTGGAAAATCCAATATTCAAAATCAAATCCACGCTGATGGCTGATTTGATTTTAGTAAAACGAGACTTCTAGTCCCACTATTACTTACTGCCATTTTCATTTTTTTTCTACAAAATTACTCTTTCTACCGTTTCAAGGTCATATTATTTACACATAAGGTTAAGGGTTAAAGGGGTAGACCTTATATAAAAGGTATTCGACCTTGAAACGGTAGTTCGGTTAACTGTAGAAAAAAATGGAAAATGGCAGTATCTGTATATGGTGGCGTTCCGTTTCGTCGAAAGTGAAGGTCGGTTCAGTTTGGATTTGATTTTTATTTTCGACTTGTGATTTTTATGTATGGATTGTGCAATCTATTTGATCGATTGGGCAATCAATTCACCCCTTTGAGGTCTTGATGAGTCAGAGTACACTACTTCACATCCCTCTCGTTAATATTCGAGAGAATCCGGTTGCCCTTCGTACGGTCAACCGTACATCGGAAGCGTATACGGGACTGGTGGATTCGATCCGTCGAAATGGCGTATTGAATGCTATCGTCGTGCGTGAGACTATTGATCCCGACACTGGTGCAAAGGTGTACGGGCTTGTCGATGGTCTTCATCGATTTACAGCATCCCAGGATGCAGGCAGGGATACCATCCCGGCTCAAGTGTTGAGCATGGAGGATGCCGATATCCTTGAAGCACAGGTTCTTGCCAATGTTCATAAGGTCGAAACGCGACCTGTTGAATACAGCAAGCAGCTTGTCCGCATCCTGGCTCAGAAGCCCTTGATGCCTCTCGCAGAGCTTGCGTCGCGATTGTCGAAATCGCCGGCTTGGCTCAATGAGCGGCTCGGGCTTGTTAAGTTGGAGCCGTCGATCGCCAGTTTGGTTGACGAAGGCAAAGTCAACCTCTCTAACGCTTACGCTATGGCGAAGCTGCCTGTCGATGAGCAGCCGGCCTTCCTTGATCGAAGCATCACGATGAAGCCGCAGGAATTTATTCCTACGGTGAATGCTCGTATCAAGGAGATTAAGGACGCTAAGCGTCAGGGGCGATCGACGGCTCCAGGGGAGTTTGTTCCTGTTGCTCATCTTCGTAAGATTGGTGAGCTTAAGGAAGAAATGGAATCTCGACGTGTTGGGCAAGTGCTGATGTCACAGCTCAATATTCAGAATCCAATCGAAGCTTTCAATCTTGGCGTTAAGTGGGCTCTCCATATGGATCCCGCAAGCATTGATGCTGCTCGAACCAAGGAAGATGAGCGTAAGAAGAGTCTTAAGGAAGCCAAGGAGCGGCGAGATAAGGAACGATTGGAAAAGCAGCAGCGTGAAGCCGCTGAAAAGGCAGCCAATCTTCAGCATCAGCTCGAATCTGTCTCCAAGTAAGTATTAAAAGCTAGGATACACGTTGTATCCTAGCTTTTACTAACTCTGAGGAAAAAATGGCTAAGACACCTGCTAAAGCTCCAGTCAAGACTGGTAAAGCTCCTGTAAAGAAGCCGGCAAAGAAGACTGCTGCCAAGCCGGCAAAGTCTTCTAAGATGTGCTAAAAACTCAAAACTGCAAACTGAAAACTGAAAAGAATTTACTATGACTAATGAAATTGCTCTGAATAATGAAACTGCTCTTGCTATTTCCGATCTCGGGATTGCGAAGTACGCTGATGACAAGTCCTTCGACATTGTTGCGAACGGTGCCGCTTGGCTGCCCCGCGTTATGTTGATGGGCTCTAACAGTACAGCGGTCAAGGAAGGTAAAATCAATCAAGGTCGTTACGCTTTTGTGCGTACTAAAGATAATCTTGATGATTTGACTCCTGAAGTGCCTGTTCTTGTTTTGAGTTGGCGTCCTAAGGCCATGCATATCACAGACTCCGACGTGTTGTCTGTGTATAATCCGTCAAGTCAAGCTTTCAAGAATATCGCTGCCGAAGCTGATTCTGGCAAGCAAGATACCGGATGTATGTACGGTCCTGAGTTTCTTCTCTGGGTTCCTTCTGTCCGTGGTTTTGGTACATACTTTATGTCGAGTAAGACATCTCGACGTGAAGCACCAAACTTGAAGTCTTTGATGGGTAAGTCTGCATTGCTTAAGTGCCAGCTTATCAAAGCCAACAAGTATGCCTGGCATGGACCAGTTGTCACAATGTATTCTCAACCGTTGACTGCGTTGCCTACGCAAGACGAGTTGATTGAACAAGTGACAAAGTTCAACTCTCCGCCTGAGACGGAAAAAGAAGAGGCACCGGCTGATAGTGATCGGGTACGCTGAGTGGGGTGACTCAGCCTAGAGGGTAAGAGGTTCGTAAGAGCCTCTTACCCATTTATTATTCGGAGTTATGATGCTTCTGACTAAGAAAAATATTTTAGAAGTTTTGCCCGGCTTTCATGACCATTTGTTCAAACACGCTAAAACAAAGCGTCATGAGAAACGCCTTAATACAATCCTTTCAGTATTGAAACGTAAAGGCGTGATCAAAGTAGAAAAGCACGAAGAAGAAATCAAGGACGATAAAGGTGAAATTGTTAAGAAAGTAATCACGTATTACTCGAAGACGTAATCATGATAACAGTTATGCCTCTTGGCCAATCTACTATTGATTGGGCTCTCTTGACAAGAGTAGCTCAAACGGTTTTAAATAGGTCTATCTTAAGACCGTTAGATGCTAAAGGCATAACTGATCGTTCGCTTGCCGAAGCCATTGTTGCCTTTGGTGAGTTTCAACAGGATAATATAGATTACTCTCAGACTTTGAGAGATGCTGGGACTCTGCTAAAACATTTCTCAGTGTCGTTCTTGATCTTCTGTCAAGATTTTGACACAATTGCAGAACTTGCCTTTAATGGTGACTTGCACATACTCGACTGCGATGATTGTGATAAGGTATTTATCGTCTCTGCTAACTTACAACAGTGGAGAACGACAATAATTAACCTTGCAACTCCTCGAGCCACAAAAATGCAACGCACTTTTTCTAGGCAAGTTCTGCATGCTTTTGATAAGATTGGATTGTCAAAGCTCTGGGAAAATTATTCACGTTCTGGTGGCGTTGAGTTGATTTTAACGGAGAAAAAATGAATGAGTTTTTTACTTACGAGAATTCGATACCGGCAGTAAAAGTAAATGGCAATCCTATTGTGATTCTTAAAAAAGTTGTCTTGAAAATTGAGATGGATAAATATAAGAAAGGTACAATCTTCCCGAGTGCAGTAATTGATTTTCATGATTTTACTTTAACTTTCTACGATCAGCTAGATGAGAAACTTTCAACGCATAAGTTAAAACTGTCGCTATGAACCCCGTCAAACAAAAAATAAAACATTTACCCCATCTTAAACAATACGGCGATTGTCATAGAGCTTGTATTGTTTCTATCTTAGAGTTAGATTATGATACTGTTCCACATTTTGCTGACGGCTGACCATCTGGTGTAGAGTTTGAAAAACGTGAACGCGACTTTTTACTATTGTTAGATCTTGTTCCTATACGTATTGCTTTTGCTGGCAACTTAGATGATATTTTATATACTGTAGGAACAATGAATCCTAACACTTATTATATCTTGGGAGGTAAAACAGCTGTAGGTACAGGCCATTCAGTTGTTGGCCTTAATGATAAGATTGTTCACGATCCAAATGATGCTGGAATTGTTCGACCTTTTGATGACGGCTTCTACCACATTACATTTTTAGGATCCCTTAAAGGGTTCCATAACTAGACCTGGTGTTACTGGGCCAATCATGTTCATAACAAATATTCAGAACGACTGGGAAGCTCATCTCAAAGCTGGTCTTAGAATGGTTAAGACTAGAATTGTAAAAGAAGGTGAGCGACTATTTCTTCATTTCGGCTACAATAAAAATTTGATAGCTGAAATTAAAGAAATGAAGGGAGCTAAATTTCACGGGTATGATCCAGTCCCTAGAAAAATATGGTCCATTGAAGACAACGAAAGAAACAGATTCCAACTTGCCTACCTTGCTTTTCCAAGCGGAAAAGATCCAAATAACCCATACTACTGGTACGATCAACCTCTTACTGACCGACAACCAACTAGGGCTTTATACAAGCATCAAAACGAGCTCTTTAAACACGGCTATACAAGACATTACTGCGTCTTTGCAGCAGAAATGGGTACTGGAAAAACTCTGGCAGCTTTTGAAGTTATCGAAGCATGTGGTGCGACAGACATTCTCTGGGTTGGTCCAAAGCCGGCACTCGTTTCAGTCAAATTGGAATACACGAAGTGGAGTTGCAAATTCCCGATCGTATATGCAACATACGAAGCTCTCAAAAAGATGATTGAGAATTGGCCGTCTGGTAAAAAACCTCCACAGATAGTCATCTTTGATGAGTCTTCTCGATTGAAGAATCCAACAGCTCAAAGGACTGTTGCGGCGGCTCACCTGGCTAAGGCTGTAAGAAACGAGTGGGGCTTAAATGGATTTGTTATCGAAATGTCAGGGTCTCCTGCACCGAAGTCTCCGCTGGATTGGTGGAGCCAGTGCGAAATTGCTCAGCCGGGATTCCTCAAAGAAGGCGATCTCAATAAATTCAAACGAAGACTTGCAATTGTTGAAACACGCGAAGCATTCGATGGAGGCGGAGCTTACCCACATCTTCTTACTTGGCGAGATGATGCCAGGAAATGTAATGTCTGCGGATTGTACGAAGATGCGGAGACACATTCAAATAGTATTGACGTGTTTGCTCAAACAACGACAAATCACAAATACGTACCTTCAGTCAATGAAGTTGACACGCTGTATAAAAGAATGAACGGGCTTGTAATGGTCAAGCTCAAAAAAGATTGTTTGGATCTTCCTGATAAAATTTATAGGGAGGTTGAATGTAAGCCATCAAGACAAGTGCTCAATTTAGCAAGTATCATACAAGCTACAGCACCTAATGCTATGACTTGCATGACGTTGCTGCGAGAATTGTCTGATGGCTTTCAGTATAAAGACACTGTTTTAGGTACGCAAGTTTGCGATGTTTGTCATGGTACTAAGGTGTACAATAAGCCTCAGTATTCATCAGACGATTACACTGAAGAAGAGAAAGCTCAAGGATACTATCTAGACGCTGATGAGAATAAGCATGAGATAGGTCCGCAGTTTGCTATCTCTGCTTGCGATCGTTGTAATGCAACAGGAACGATTGACAAGATCGAGCGTTCAACTGTAATGTTTCAAACTCCAAAAGAAGATGCCTTAAAAGAACTTTTGGAAGAGAATGACGATATTGGGCGTATAGTTATTTACGGAGGCTTCACAGGTTCTATTGATCGTGTTTGCAGTATCATAAAAAGTGCTCAGTGGAATTTTATTCGAGTAGATGGCCGTGGATGGTTTTCAGATCTACCTGTAAATGGTCCTGAAGCTCTGGTTCGGGCGTTTCAAGATCCGAATAAGAATTTCTCTAGAGTCGCTTTTATTGCTCAGCCCGGAGCGGCAGGTATGGGTCTTACTTTAACGGCAGCGTCAATGATTGTCTATTACAGTAATGACTTTAATGCTGAGTCTCGTCTCCAATCTGAAGATCGGATTCATCGAGCTGGAATGGATTTGAGTAAAGGTGCAACGATTGTAGATTTGTTGCATCTACCTACTGATAGAAAGATTCTTAATAATCTTAAGCAGAAGAAACGTCTGCAAGATATTAGTATGGGTGAATTAAAATCCATTTTACTTGCCGAACTTTCAACTGAAAGATTGACATGAAAGACATACTGAACTCTACCATTCTAATTGTTTTAATTTTTACAAATGGTCTTTTAGTTTTAATAACTAGAGATTTAGATGTTAAAATTAGATCGTTAGAGGGTAGAGTTCGTATGCTTTCTATTCACAAAAAAGGTCCAGATGAGCCTAAACGTGAATGGTTGCCCCAATTTTTAAATGGGGAAGGAGAAATAAAATGAAAGACGATAGCTATTCCCGTGCTAAACAAGCTAGTTTGGCAGGCTTCGGATTTCTTCTCATTTATTTAGCCATCGCCCTTGTAATGTTTTCCGCAGATATCAAAAAATTCCGTAAAAATGGTGAAGAGCATCAAGTGATTCATAGTGTCATAGATGAAAAGATGCAAGAACTAATAAAGCGTATAGAGCGACTGGAGAATTCGCTTAATGAAAGGGAAATTCGTTAAATTCGCTCAAAAACATTTAGGTCGCGTTCTTACTTTTATTGGGAAAGTGCATGACGTTGAAAAAATTGATACTATCACTATTTTGCATGTAGAAGTAGCTTTTAGTGATGGGACTTTATGGGCTCTTGTTAAAGAAGAGGATGCTACAATCTGTGCTGAACCAAATAAAAGAAATTTTAATAAGTAGTTGTATAACTGTATTCTTGGCTGTTCTCTGGATCTCTTTAATGTATTCCATTGTTAAAGGATTGGGTCGATGACTAAGGCTTATTGTGATAAGTGTCAATGTGCTACAGCTATTGTAGAGCATGAAGAAACTCTTCTATTGGCTTGTGGGCATATTGCTATATATGACGACGATTCTGGTATCTGGATTGTAATCTAAAATCAAATCGGTAAATAAAAGTAGTTGAAAAAATTCTGAAAGTACAGTATACTAATATGAGGGATATAACCTCTCACGGATTTGATTTAGGAATTTAAAATGAACAATCTTCAACCTTCCGATATGCAAGTTTTTGAAATCCCTGTCGCAGATATTTTCTGTGATAATAGCTTTAATTGTCGTGGAGCTATTCTCAAAGTAGATGTTCTCGATCTTGCTAGATCGATCGACGAACAGGGATTGCAACAGCCAATTACAGTTCAGCCTTGGGCAGGAGATCAATACAAGTGGCGTATTGTTTCAGGCCATCGCCGTTGGAATGCTTTTAAAGTGTTGAATCGTAAAACGATTCCAGCAATTATTAAAGGAAACTTAGACGAGCTAACTGCACGTCAGTTGAATCTTGAAGAAAATCTCAAACGTAAGGATTTGAATATTCTTCAAGAGTCAAATGCTATCCAACCTTTTGTGCGAGCAGGTTGGACTCAGGATGAGATTGCAAAACGATTCAATCAGTCACGCGGTTGGGTTCAAGCTCGTTGTGCTCTAATTGAGCTTCCAGAAGAAATTCAGCAAGAAGCTGCTGCCGGTTTTCTCTCTCAAGAGCAGATTAAACAGCTGAAAACTATTAGGAATAAGCAAGCTCAATTTGAAGCCGTCAAAAAGATTAAGCAATCAAAGATTGCTGGCGAGAAGAAAAAGATTAAAATCTTGCCACCAAAGAAGATCAACCCTCTTCAGAAAAAGAAGAGGGAAAGCGAAGATATCTTCAAGATGATGGAACTCTTCATGGATGTTGTAGGTCCAGGTTTTTATAGTCGTTGTCTTGCTTGGGCTGCCGGCGAGATTAATGATTTTGATCTTATGCGTGATTTTAAAATTTATGCTGAGGCTCAAGGTAAGTCTTGGCAAATACCTATAGACGTTGTAAAAGCTGTAACAGCTTTTTGAGGGTTATCATGAAAGATATTCTTATAATTTTGAAAGAATCTCATTGGACTGTACCTTACTCCAATAAAACTTATCAAAATTTGGTCGAAGCAATTGATTTAAAAGTGGATATAAAAACTTTCAAATATATTCTAAAAATATTTGAAGCTAAAGAATTGGAATATACAGTAGTGCGTACTGCCAGTTTTTATTCCACTATATTGGTGTACATTATATGATCTTCTTTGATACAGAAACTTGTGGCTTGCATGGAATGCCGGTCCTTATTCAGTATGCTGAAGATGATGGCGAGATCCATTTACATAGTATTTGGACTACGCCAGCTAGACAAACACTTGAACTGATTGAAAGATTCGTCAACAGTGATGGTGTTGTCGGATTCAATCTTGCGTTCGATTGGTTCATGATTTGTAAAGCTTACACCGTGTTAAGTCTACTGCCTGACACGGACGTCGAACCAATTGATATGATTGATGAGATTGCTGAATTTGAACCATTAGGTCGTGATGGTCCTTGCGTGAAGCCTAAAAGTGCTTTTGATATTATGCTTCACGCAAGGAAAGGTCCATATCAATCGACTATGGATCGTGGTGATATCCGTATACGTCGTGTACCTACTGCTTTAGCTTGGCAGCTTGCTAAAGAGCTAGAAAAAAGAATAGAACTTTCAGATATCTATTTTGCACGCCGTAAAGATAAAACTGCGACCAAATGGCAAGTTTTTGATATCACTGATGAGGATGGCGATATCAATCCAAACTTTAAAGACGTTGTCTTAAAGTTTCATCCATCAAGTGCTCTAAAAGCTCTTGCTGTAGATGCATTAAAACTTCCAGTTGATTCGGTCTTACTCTTTACAGATATTGAAATTGATAAAGTTCATTATCCTGAAGAGTATGGCTATGCACCTTTTGCTAAAGCAATAGGTAATAGACATAGCTGGAATGGTGCATGGCCTGAAAAGATTATACACCATATTAACCATTGGAGTTACCATCAACTAGCTCGTGAGTATGCGAAAAAAGATGTAGAGTATACTAGAGCTTTATATAAATTTTTCGGCTCACCAACTCTAGGTGATAATGATTCAATCTTATCTTGTATGGTTGCAGCCGTTAGATGGAAAGGTTACAAATGCAATATCGAAGGATTGAAAGCACTTAAGACTAAAACTTTAGCTTCTAAATCGAAGATTTTACCAAACGGTGAAGAGTTTGTCATTCCAACGGCACCTGCAAAAGCTAAGATCTATATCAATCAAGTTTTAAGTGCAGAGGAGCAACTTTTAGCTGGAGACAGTACCAAGAAAATCTTGCTTGAAGAGTATGCCAAACTTACAATTGATTGTAAGCTTTGTGAGGGACGAGGAACAATTCTTCCAAAAGGAAAGTTAGTTTGCGGTGGTATCGCTGATCTATGTAAATGTGTTAATTGTAATGGTACTGGTGCAGTTCCTCATCCAGTTGCTGAACGAGCTACAGAGATTCTTCAAGCTAGACAGGCTAACTACGAAGCTGATCTTTATGACAAATTTATCCTGGCTGGCAGATTTCATGCTTCCTTTGTTGTCATTGGTGCTCTCAGTTCTCGCATGGCTGGTACTGATGGCCTTAATGCTCAAGGGGTCAAGAAAACAAAGGAAGTACGCGGTAATTTTCCTCTGGCTTTTGCTGATTTTGTTTTATGTGGTGGCGATTTTTCAGGCTTTGAAGTAACATTAGCTGAAGCTTGTTATAAAGATCCTGATCTTAGAAAGGATTTACAAAGCGGTAAAAAGATTCATGCGTTGTTCGGCGTTCATGTCTATCCAGATATGACGTATGAACAGATTCTTGCAACTGAGGGTACGAAAGATGATAAATACACGCGTTGCAAGCAAGCTGTGTTCACAATGTTTTATGGAGGTGAAGGATTCACTCTCAAGTCTCGTTTGGGTGTTGATCTTGAAACTGCTGATAAGGCTTATGCAGCGTTTTGTAAAAAGTATCGTCAAGTTGGCATCGCAAGACAGAAAATTTCTAATATGTTTTGTAGCATGCGTCAACCTGGAGGTCTTGGTACAAAAGTTGTTTGGCATGAGCCGGCAGATTATATCGAGTCTATGTTTGGTTTTCGTAGGTATTTCACTCTTGAAAATACCATCTGTAAGGCACTCTTTGACTTGGCGAACTCACCTCCACGAGAATGGAATGCTCTAACAAGTGGTTCTAAAGTTGTTCGTAGAGATAGAACTCAGTCAGCTTCTGGTGCAGTACAATCAGCTTTGTATGGTGCTGCGTTCGGTCTGCAATCTGCAAATATGCGAGCTGCGGCTAATCATGTTATTCAATCATCTGGTGCTGAAATAACTAAAGAAGTTCAGTGCAAGATTTGGACGGTACAGCCTAGCGGTATTAATCCTTGGCTTGTACAACCAATGAATATTCATGATGAAATTATGTGTCCAACTAAGCCTGAAGTTGTAGATAGAGTTGCTGAGATTGTTAACGAGTGTGTAGAATCTTTTAGACCTAAGGTGCCATTAATTAAAATGGACTGGCAGAAAAAATTAAATTCGTGGGCAGATAAATCATGATAGATCTTACAGTATTAGAAAATGAGTCTCAAGAAGCTTTAAAAACATCTGACGAATATTATATCTATCAATTTGTCCATAAATGGATACCGTTAGTCATAAAAGAGATTGAGACTCTTAGACAAGAAAAGTCGATGATTGAGTTAGAGAATACAGAATTAAGAAATTCTTTGGAGGATGGTTAAATGGAACAGCTAGTTATGATGGTCTTACAGACTTGTCAGAACTATGCAGAAAAATCCTCTGAAACGCATTTGACTGAGTATGAAATGTTGATGTATGAGCGTATGTGCTGTTACATTACGAGTTTCTGCACATTACAACAACTTTTTGTACGCAAGCAAATTTGTGAAACCGAGTGTGAAACGCTTCAAGTAGAAGCTCAACATAAGGAATGGCTAAAAGCCAATAAGCCTGAAGATGAATAGATTATATATCGAAGGCTGTAAAGCCCGAGCAAATAAATTAGAATATAGGCCATTGGCCGAACAAGATTGGCAAAAAGGGTATACAGACATGCATGATATATTAGTTCCAATCGAACAAGAAATCATTACAGCTACACTTAAATATAAAAGTGTTGCTGAGCGTAAAATACGGGAGCTGGAGGAGCAATTTCGTGGAGATAACTCTGCTGACTGTTCAGCAGGAACTGCACTCCCGACTAAATGATCTGCGTAGTCTTCAAAGAATGGTAGCGTCAAAGGATTTTGAATTTTATTACGGTAAAGCTTCAGATATAGACAAAAATAAAGTTTTAAAATATATACAATCTGGTGATCGTGATTCTGTTCAAAGTTGGATGACACTACAAGAAACTAAAACTTTAAAGTTAGAAGAGTTACCTGTTAAAGAGTTAAGACGGATTGCAGGATCACTGGGCATTGAAAAGTATCAATACTTGCCGAAAGCTAGTTTGTTATCACAGATAGTAATAATACAAGGGCATTTTGATGACTCTCACAGAAAAAATGGCTGCGATAGAAGCCTTAGTAGCGGAGATGAAACAACTCACGTTACAAGCCGGTGTTCCTGTTGAAACTTTTAATAAGATTCTAGATGCGGATCAGCTTTTAACGGATGAAGATTTAGATAATCGTCTTGATTTTCTAAAACGAACACAACAAAAAGAGTATTTTAAAGTATTCGATATTCAGCGTCTTTTACCTGATACTGTTTGGAAGCGTTACGAAGAGTTTGGTGAATATTCTTTAAGAGAGCAACGTCTATTACGAGAAGCTCGTAAAGAGCTTCGTAAAGTATGGAGAAAGCGTTATGGCGAAAAAGAACCGGCATCCGAGTCAAACGACAATCAAGAAAGCCTTAGCTGCTAGCGTTTTTGACCCGCGAGCAAAAACGCCTATGGCTGTTATTGTGGATATGGAAGATCCACGCTATTGTGAATTGCGTGCTATTGAATTGATTCGACAAGCACAAAATACTCCTCAATTCTATCAAGATACCATCAGTCAAGCTATAGCTTTACTGGCTCTTGCAAAGGTACAACGAAGTGGAACCACTGAAACGGAGAAAGCGTAAAGGACCAGAAGCAGGAGTTGTAACAGATATACGAGCTACATTACATATGCATGGCTGGTATACAATAAAAACTCATGGAAGTGAATATCAGTCTGGATTGCCAGATCTTTATTGTTGCCATAGTAGATATGGCACTCGTTGGGTTGAAGCTAAATTTATAGAATCTTATAAATTTACTCCAGCTCAACTTGATGTTTTTCCGAAACTGTGTGCTAACGGTGCAGGCGTGTGGGTTCTAGTTAACGGAACTGATTATGAATATAAAAAACTATTTGGTCCCTGTAATTGGTACACCTATTTAAGTGTAATGAAGACCTGATGCATTACGAAAAAGCAGAACACATCTTGCAGCAATTATTGGCTGGAGATAAGAATCACTATTTAGTGAAGAACCAAGAGGGTAAAATCACTATAACGAATGTCGAAGGACCTAATTACGGACGTATTAAAAAACGTCAATGTAATTGGTTCAAGAAACTTATTTTTAAGATCTTCTCTATTAAGAGCTGTAGACAATGCCCTTTTAAAGATAAATGTAACTCCGTTGGGGAGGAGTTGCAAAAAGCTAAAGGTGTTTCATGTCTTTTGTAGAGCATCGTTTTAAGGTTAGTGAAGCAACGGTGGATAAGATTAAAAGCCTTACTCCACCGTTTGGCTACAATGGATTTGGTGAACTAACTTTTTGGAGAACTTACAGTCGTATCAAAAATAATGAAGGTCAGGAAGATTGGGCAGATGTTTGTATACGAAATACTGAAGGGACTTTCAGTATTCGTAAAGATTGGTATCTGAAAAACCATATTCAATGGGATGAAGATTATTGGAGGGAGTATTCTAATAAATTCATCCATGCCATGTTCATGATGCAATGGATGCCTCCTGGGCGTGGATTGTGGGCTATGGGTTCTGATTTCGTATACGAACGCGGAGCTATGGCTCTTTACAACTGTGCTTATACAGATCTTAATTCTAAGACATTAGGGCCTGATATAAGTTGGTTGATGGATTGCTTAATGCATGGTGTCGGTGTAGGTTTTGGCCCTATTAGGGATGACGGTTTCAAAATCTATAACCCTGTCGGTACTTATGATTATGTAATCCCTGATACCCGAGAAGGTTGGTGTCATAGCGAACAAACACTGATTGACGCATATACAAAACCGGGACAAAAGAAACCGCGTTTTATATATGATAAAGTTAGAGGTCCAGGGCTGCCTATCAAAGGATTTGGTGGTATCTCATCAGGTCCTGAACCTTTGAAAGATTTGCATGAACGCACAATCGCCGAATTTGAAAAATATAACACTAGGCCTGAATATGATAGTGTTTACCTTTTCACAAATTTAGCTAATCATACAGGATGTTGTGTTGTCGCTGGTAACGTTCGACGGTCAGCAGAATTAGCTAAAGGTAAGGTTCGTGATAAAACGTTCATGAATCTTAAAAATTACGATCTCTATCCAGAGCGTGAAGCTTTTGGTTGGATGTCTAATAATTCTGTTGAGCTTGAGACTGACGAAGATTTTATGATGCTTGGCGAGATTGCAAAATCTGTTATTCGTAATGGTGAGCCAGGCTACATTAATCGTAGGAATATGCCTTTCGCTCGTATCGGCAAGAAGATGAAAGGTCTTCGGAAAGATAAGGCAAAAGGTTTCAATCCGTGTGGCGAGATTCCTTTAGAGGATAAAGAAGTTTGTAATGTTGTTGAAACATTACCGACAATGTGTACTAACAAGGAAGAGTGGCTTAGGGCTTGTGACTTTGCCACGTTTTACTCATCAACAGTTTCACTGATACCTACACATCAGCCTGCAACTAATCGAGTAGTTGCTCGCAATAGACGGATAGGTGTGAGTATTGTTGATTTTTCAGGATGGAAATTAAAAGAAAGTGTCCATAAAGTTACGAAATATATGCGGGAAGGTTATAAGTTGATTCGTAAGGCTAATAAAAAGCTTAACGAAGAAGCTGGCGTTCCTGTCTCTATTAGAGTAACTACGATCAAGCCAGGTGGTACAGGTCCTAAGTTACCTGGTAAAACTCCTGGTATTGGACATCCTACTTTTGATTATACGATTAGGCGAATTAGAGTTGCTAAAAATTCGCCAGTGCATCCATTGCTTGTCAAAGCTGGTATACCTTTTGAAGAGGATTATTTTGACAAGTATACAGATGTTTTTGAATTTCCGATTTTACAAGGACCAGCAAAGCCTGCTTACGAAGTATCCCTTTGGGAACAGGCTATGAATTTGATTCTTGTTCAACGGGAATGGGCAGATAACGCTGTAAGCAATACTTTATATTTTAAGCCGAAATGGCCGCTGATTGAAGTTGTTGATTGTAATTTCGAGCGATGTCTGGATAACCTGATTGGTGTTGCAGCTTGCTACGAAATTCATTACAATCATCTAACATCTTATGAAGTGCCAAATCGCTACAAAATTAGGATTGAATGGCATAAAGCACCATCTAGAGGTATCTCTAAGATGTGGATTTATGAATATGATCCTACACATGAAGAAGATTCCATAGAACCTGTTCTTTCAGCTATTGCACCACATACTAAATCGGTGAGTCTGCTCCCTCACTCTTGTAAAGGGGCCTATCGTCAGATGCCAGAGGAAGGCATCTCTAAAACTGAGTATGAAATGCGACTTGCTGCGATCGGTACTATCGATTGGTCTTCCTTGAAAGGTAGCGACGGAATCGATGAGAAGTACTGTTCCGGCCCAATTTGTGAGATTCCCAATGTTGAATCGTTGCGTCTTGTTCGCTGATATCTCGAATCTTTACTATACGGTCGGACGAAAGTTCGAGAATCGTAAGCTTGATTATGAGCGGCTTTATAAAACAGCTCAAACTGTTGGTTCTATTGTTCGTTGTTTTGCTTACGGCGTTCAGCAACAAGCTGAAGCATCTGCTTTTATTTCCTGCTTAAGGAAGATTGGTTACGAGCCTAAGTACAGGGAGCCTTCTTCTCCTATGGAAGGTGAGAAGAGGAATATAAGGAGAGCAGACTGGGAGGTAGGTATTGCAGTGGACGCAGTACGTTATAGTAAGCGTACTGATACAGTTATTCTGTGCACTGCTAACTCTGCTTTTGTACCGTTGGTTGAATATCTAAAATCTGAAGGTGTTAAAGTTGTTGTTCTCGGCTGTTGTATTAGTCGAGAATTGAAAGACGCTTCTAACGAATGGATTGAGATCAGTGTCGAACACCTCGAAGAAATCGAAGCCGAAAGCTTCAAAGAAGCTTCTTAAAACTTGGTCAGAGATTAAAGAGCAAGTTGAAGCTTTAGGGGTCACGGACTCGACCCCTATCTTTAGTATAGATATAGGTCCCAGCAATGACAAGATTTACGTTAGTCTTGATATTGCTGGTGCTGAAATTGTAGACGATAAAGGATTACTTTAATGTTATCTTTGATTTTTGCAACCTTACTTTTAACTCCTGAAAGCACACCTTATCGATTCAATATTTCGACGGTTGTAGCAGAAGATGCTATTATTCTGATTGAAATGCCTGTGACAGGGAAATTCAAAAAGATAACTTTAGATCAATTTCGTAAGCATGTTAAGCTCTTAACGTATTTAGAGTATGAACTCAAAGACGTTAAAATTAAGGGCCTAACTATTCAAAAAGCTGTTTTTGTTTTACCTACTCTGAAAGAGGAGAAACGTCACGATGCCAAACAATCGATTCCAGATGCGTGTTTCTGTGGCTGAGAATTTGGGCTACTCGCCGCTGACTAATGCTACAGTAACAATTTTTGCTAAGGGTCGGCCGGGAGTTGTTACAGCTCCGCTTGTTACAACTCCTGTTGAGAGTCAGAATACTGTGCCTCCTGCTACGCCTCAAGGCTCTTGTGACGTCAATGTCGATTATACTTCTGGAACTGATCTTGAAATCGTTGTGACTGCTCCCGGATATGAGCCTACAACTTTTACAGTTATCGGTGCCGAAGCTAATGATGTTAATGGCTGGGATGTATTCCCAGTTCAAACTCCTGCACTTCAGCTTGGAGGTGTCCTCGCACCAAGGCCGAACAACGATGCTATCGGTCCACTTTGGTGGGGTTATTCTTCTGTTCGTCTTGATCTTTTTGATGGTGCAACACCGCTTGTTGGTGCTGAAGTTGTTGCAGTTGGTTCTAAAGGTCTTGTGGCAAGGGGTACAACAGATTCTAATGGTCGTGCAGAATTTCTTACGCTAGTTGCTGGTGAGAACACTGATATGACCGTGACTGTTACTCATGCCAGTTTGGCTGAGCCTCTCGTTCTTGAAGATTTTGATGTCTCGTTCCAAGAGAACGGGGATCTCACGTATTTTGAAAAAGAACACGATATCTCTGCGTAACTAGGATCTCAATGACTCCACAAGTAAGTCCTTATAGATGGAGCTGTTTGCCAACCAGCTTCGCCATGATATTAGACGTATCTGTATATGACGTATTTAAGGCTATCGGGCATGAAGGTTCTGAAAAATGGTGGCCTTCATTGCCCGAGCCTTATTGTCGTCGCGGATTCCATATACAAGAACTTATCATGGTTAGTCATGACCTTGGATTTTCTGTAACTCGTTTTGAGCCAATGCCAAGAGCACAAGGGCATGAGACAGCAATACCGCAAATTGTTCCAGTAGATATTAACAAGATTCTTAAAATCATGGATGATAGTGAAGGAGTTTTGACAGGTAACACTTTAGCTGGGAAGCCACATGCTGTTGCCTGGCATTACGGATCTTGTTTTGACCCTAACGGTCAAATGTACAAATTGGAAAACTTCAAAATGCAAGCTTTTTGGAAAATCAAATCATTTCAAGACTGACCTTGACATTCCAAAAAATTGCATTAAAATGGTGTTAGGAGGTGTTATTTGAATTGAAAATCAAATCAAGCTCCACAACCGGCGTCGATTGTGGAAGCTCATCCCAGTTTCAATAATTTAGGAGAGCGTATGCAAAGACCTAAGAAGGTTAATCTAAAACACCCGTTAGGCAACGCTACAAATAGCGTAACACCTGAAAGGTTAACCTATCTTATTGGGCGTCTTCGTAACGGTTGTATAACTCAGATTGAACGTGAAGAACTTGGTTGCAGTTATATCAAGTTGGCTTTAAGAATGGCCGCACGTTATTCTAGGCAACGACCAGAGAAAGGAGACGATTACGCTTCAGCAGCACTGTTCGGCATCGCGTATGCCTTAGATCGTGCTAAAGAAAAATTGTACGACGATAATTTGACTGCTTGGGTGATTGTAAATATTAGACGTTTTATTCGTCAATTTTACGAAAAAGATCACTTGGTAAGGGTTCCCGCAACCACTTACAGTAAAGCAAAAAAGCAAGGACGTGAACTTCGTACAGTTACTGCGGTGGTAATGGATGAGCGGGAAATTGATTCGGGTAATAATGAAAAACATTTGAGTAAATGTTATAAAATTCGTTCAACTATTGCTGGTGGTTTTCTAGCTTTGAAGGAGATGTTGGGTCTTTCAGCTAAGTCTGATCGTGATCGTATAATCCTGGAGAAGCGATCACAAGGTTATACTGATGCTGAGATTGGTCAGCAGTTAGGAATTTCCACAGCCTACGTCCATAGGCTTAGGAAAGAGATGGAGGATAGATTCGATCGCCTTAACAAAGAGTAGCTTGTGCAGACGTTTTTACCTTATGCCGATTTTGTCCAGTCGGCAAGTGTTCTAGACGATAGAAGATTAGGTAAACAGCGTGCAGAAGTTATTCAGTTACTGAATGGATTGGATAATCCAAAAGATCGAGTCCATAGACATCCGGCTTGTATTATGTGGTGGGGTTTCAAAGACGCACTTGTGGCTTACGGTCTAGCTATTTGTTCAGAATGGCTGGATAGGGGTTTTAAAGATTCGTGTTATGGAAAAATTCTTGCTTATAAGACTGTTGATTTTACGCCTACTCAACAATCTGTGCCACTGCCAAAATGGCTAGGCAATGAAGCTTTTCACGCGAGTCATAGAGGTAATTTACTTAGGAAAGATTATCTCTATTATAGTGCGTTTGGTTGGACCGACTCACCGCTTCTCCCTTACGAGTGGCCACGTAATTGTGATCCTAGATTGTTCCTCTAGGGGAGAGGTGCTCTGGTAGCCCAATTGGCAGAGGCAACGGTCTTAAGAACCGTAAAGTGTGGGTTCGAGTCCCGCCCAGGGTATTTGCGTCGCGGAGATTGATATGGAAATCTTATTAGTCTTACTTACACTTTTTACACCGATTCCGGAGGTTAAGTCAAAAAAGTATAAAGGATTTCAAGTAACGCCAGGCACGTATGTGATGCACTGGTATAATGTTCCTGGCATTTTAACAGTTCATAAAAACAACAAATGGGATTATTTTGTCTATTATGATGAGGCTTGTATTCATCACTTTGGTACGCTAGAATGGAATCCGGAAACAAGGATTTTGACTTTTACTGACATGACTGTTAAGTATAAGCCAAGAAGTGTACCGATAAAAACGACACATTTAATTGGTCCTGACGGTGTAGAAATACCAACAGGGTTATATTTAGGTCCGTTAACTTCTATTCCTGTACGCTTGAAAAAGTTTGGAGATTAGTATGCGAAAGCCAGAACATCTTAGTCCTACCAGTCTTGGAATTTTTATTAAAAATCCGCAAGAGTATTATCTGACTTATCTCTCAGATAATCGTCCACCACGAGAGCCTCAAACTCAACCAATGGCTGCTGGTTCTGCTTTTGATGCTTACGTGAAATCTTATCTATACGAAAGACTCTTCGGTAAGAACGATCCTAAATTTGAACTTGATGCTATTTTTACAGCTCAAGTTGTACCACATAATAGAGATTGGGGCCGACCTGTTGGCTTGCATCTTTTCGAGTTGTACAAAAGGTCTGGTGCTCTTGGCAATTTGATGCTTGATTTGCAAAAGTCGATTTCGGAACCACGATTCGAGCTAGAAGTTAAAGGCACTATTAACGGTTACAGAGAAGGTGTAACAAAGAATATGTTAGGTGTGCCTTTCTTAGGTAAGCCTGATATTTTCTATATCAATAGTCAAGGGGCTCATGTTATTTTTGATTGGAAGGTTAGTGGTTACTGTGCTGATCGTACAACCACACCACTCAAAGGTTATGTGCGTCTCCATGATGGTTCTGTTAATAAAGGTCAACACAAAGAAGCTCAACTAATTAACATTAACGGTATTCTTGTTAATGTTGCTCAGTCTTTAGATGAGTTGCATGAAGATTGGGCAAGGCAGCTTTCGATTTACGGATGGTTGTGCGGTGAAGATATTGGTGGAGATTTTATTGTAGCTATCGATCAACTTGCGTGTAAAGCTGTACCTGATTCAAGACCCGCTATTCGGGTTGCTGAACATCGATCAAGAGTGCGTTCAGAGTTTCAGTGGAATGTTTACTCGCAAGCACAGTATGCGTGGGAGCTTATTAACAGCGATCATTTCTTTAGGGATGTGAGCAAGGAAGATAGTGAAGCTCGTTGCCGGTTGTTGGACGGATTTAAGGAAGCATTAGAGGGTGACGGATCAGTTAACGATAACTGGTTCAGTTCTGTTACCCGTGGTGCGTAGGAGTATAGTTATGGGTCGTAAGATTTTGTTGAATCTTCTGTTGCAGACTTTGAAGGCAGCTCTTGGAAACGTCAACATCCAAGACCTTCTTAGCAAGTTTCTTGAAGCCACTTTGGCTAATGGGCAACCTGCTAAGGTGGTAATGTCTGAGGATTCTTTTAAGGTTGTTGACGTTGATGGCAAGGAAGTCGATGGTCCAGTGACGCTTAAGATTAAGCTCGACTGATTTTAAAGTTGAAAGGGCAGTTTTAACTGCCCTTTCAATTTCCACAATCAAATCATTTTAATTTTTCAGTAAATTTTTTCTGAAAAGTACCGTATACTATTGTAGTGGCGGTCTGTTTCTCGAAACAAAAGATGATTGGATTGTGAAAATGAGACCCGTAACCCAAAACTTGATCGAGTCAATCATGTTGGACGAATGGCCAAGAATGGCCGCAGTCGTTGATTTCGGTATCGACGACCAGCAACATTATGAAGCTTTATACTACCCGATCCGAAATGGGGAGATTAAAGCCGAACAGTTGGAAAAAGTATTGGGTATCGGACCTGAGATCACCAAATTGGTGAACTCTTGCCCCGCTAATCCACATAAGGGTATTATCTTCAAAACCGCATGGGATGATATGACCGATGACAACTGATTTTTATTGTCAGGATCAAACGGACTGGCTTGTACGATCCGACTATTTCGAAGAGTTGGATCAGCTCGCAGAAGCAGAGCTTATACGTCTTAGGGCAAGTTTGGCAGATCCAGATCTGTCTAACAGACCTGAAAAAGAAGCTAGGCTACGCGAACTTTTGTACAAGAAAAATGTCAAGCCGCCAATCACAGAAGAAATTAACACTATCGGGATCAAATTGACTTTGATTCCGGCTGGTACATTCTGGATGGGAGATAAAGACTCTAAACGCAAGGTGACAATCACTAAAACTTTCTGGATTGGCACCACTCTCGTAACCAGAAAGCATTGGAAAGCTATAATGGGTTACGATCCATCGTCCTTCACAGAAGGATCTTTGGATTGTCCTGTTGAGCAAGTTTCATGGCAAGAGGCTGTGGCTTTTTGTAAGAAGCTTTCAAGGATTGAAGGTTGTACTTACAGGTTGCCTACAGAGGCTGAGTGGGAGTATGCCGCTCGCGGCGGCACCACTACGGTGACGATTTTTGGAGATACTTTAACTTCCAAATTTGCCAATTTTGATGGCCGTTACCCTTACGGAACTGATGAGATTGGGCCGTATGTTGCTTCGACAACGCCAGTTGGAACTTACCCACCTAATGCGTGGGGTATGTATGACGTGGTTGGAAATACCTGGGAATGGTGTTTGGATGTTTACAATAGTGACGCTCACTCCAAGCTTCCAAATATTGATCCTGTGAATCTGCTTAAAGGCTATTCCAGTGTGGCCGAATTTTGGGCAGCATTGCCTGGAGGTGAAATCGACACACAAACCTTTCGAGTCGATTCGGTGCGGCGGTTGGAACAGTCTGGGGAGAATGTTAACAGCGAAACGAGTATCGCCAGTAGCGAGGATGACCAGCGTAGGATTCAGAATCCTGAAGGAGTTTTAGACTACTTTCGTGATTCGAGGTCACAGTTGGTTCACGAAGCTTGTTCTACCTTGCAGGCGAA